TAGACGCCGGTTGAGGCGTTGACGCTATACTGCCCGGCGGCCGTCACGCTATTCACCTTTTCGAGGTCTCCGAGGCCCGCGTACGTTACCCCGAGGTCAGCGACAAAGACGCCGGAAGCAGGAGGCGTGATCGTGACGGTATAGACCGAAGACGCAGGCACAGTGTGCGCCTCGTTGGGAGAAATTGAGGTGCCCCCTGACACAGTGGTGTCCGCCCACACGTTCTGGTTCAGGAGGAAGTAATCCGTGCGTCCGATAGAGAATTTGAAGCTGGACTTGATGTCGGAGCGGGCCGTGTCGTCGGGATACTGGCTCTGCCCGCGCAGGTCCTTCAGGTCTCCCGACTGGTCGACCTCGAAATTCTGGATCGTGTAGGGTTTGGTCGGGGTCGGGTTCGTCGCGAGGTTTCCCCCGTTCGGATTGAGGTACAGCAGCGCGCTGCCGAATTGAATATAGGGCGTTCCGCCGGTGGTGGGTGCGGCCATGAGAAAAAACTCCTTTTGTGAATGCGGGTCAGTCGCCCGTCAGAATGGAAATCGGAATGACCACGATGGATTGGGTGTCCATCGGCGCAAGGCCTTCGTCGACGAGAATTCGGCCTTCGATATAGCAGTTGGCGACGAGGCCCCCGAGTGTCTGCGGCCTGTCGCTCGGGTACGGGTTCAGCGTCAATTTGACTGCTGAGAGCAGATTGTTGATGAGCGTCGACGGGATGCTGCCCTGATCGCTCGGATGCTGGCAGTAGATCCAGGCCGTAGCGCGGAGCTTCCAACGCGTCAACCCAAACGCCGTATCCTGGTCCGCCTGCTGGTTGCCCTCGCGGATGAAAAGCGCCGGCTGATTCGGCACGCTCGCGTTCTCCCAGGTCTGCCACTTCCGGGAGCTGGTCTGCCATGCCCTCGCGCCTTGAAGTAGGGTCGAGTCGAGCAGGTCGAACAGCGCCTGGTAGATCGTCTCGTCGGGATAGTTCACTGGTTCTTCTTGCGAGGCTGCGGCGCTACGAATCCAACGGCCGGCCTCGGCTTCTCAATCGGGTTGCCGCGATGGTCGAATAAGAGGGGCTGCCTCTTGTCCTCTTGGTTCACAGCACGCCTACTTGCGCGTCTTGCCCGCCGGCGCCTTCGAGCATCGCGACAATTTCGCTACGCATTTCATCAACGGTGGTGCGGGCGAAACTGCGCTCCGGAAGCGGCGGGTGATGGACTCGCTTGACAATCACCATTTCCCCCAGTGCCGAGGCTTTCGAAAAAGAGATCGTCTCCGGGTTGAACGCTCCGCCGGGAAAGGCGAGCGCCTTTTTGTTCACCGGCAGAATGTCGTAGGCCGCACGGCCCCCGTATTCCTGGACGACGAGATACGGGGCGTCCGGTCCGCCGGCTTCGACGTACGCCGTTATGGTGTCGCCATCGAGCGCCGCGGCCAGCACGTGCACGCTGCCGAGAGCCTTGCCGGAAACGGTTTTCAGCACCGGCCCGGACAGCTTTTCTCTGATGCCATCGGCGAGCATTGCCGCGGCTTCGTTCGTCTTTTCGAACAGCGCGTCATAGATAGCCGTGGTCTTGCGCGCAAAGGCTTCGTTCGCGTCACTCTCAACCGTGAATTCGAGCATCTACGCGCCACCCGCGCCCCAGCGTCGCGAGTAATCGTTGATCACCTTGCGGACTTGTGTTGGCGCGTCCCAGTTGCGATAGGTGGTCTGGCCGCCGCCGGCTGCGAACGCCCGTGATGCTTCGTCGATCCACCCGCGGCGTTTGTAGTTCTGCCCAATCAACTGCACGCAGGCTTCGTTGATATCGAAGGGAATCCCGTCGTAGCCCGCCGAATAGCTGATGACCACGTTCAGGATGCCCCGCGGGAATACCGAGGGCACGCCATAGCCGGGGTACCAGGATCCAGTGCCGCCGCTCGATAGCACGATGCTGGTGCCATTCAAGCCGATCGCCCAGCCGGGTTGCAAGTATGCTTGCGGCCCTGTCGTCGGGGTCGCCGGCACGCTATATCCGTTGATCACTACCGACTGCACCGCGGTGATGGGAAACTCGCGGGTTGTGATCTGAGGCTGTCCGGTGCCGTTGTAGGGCTCGGTCTGCGTCGAAACCGAGTTCAGCGACGCCCGGTGCGTCTGGCTCAGCAGATACTGGCTTGCCGACGTGGTGAGCCACTGTAAAACGTAGTCATCCGCCGGTGTCCCCTGGACCGTGTACAGGTAGCCCTTCACCTGAGAGAGCGTTGCAAGGTCTATCGCGTTCGGAGGCGAGGGAATAGCGAAGATGGAGGGCGCGCCCCCAGTTCCGGAAACGATCCCGAGAGACAGCACCGTGAGCTGCACCACGCCGGGATTGGCGATGAGTCCGGAAGTGACTGCCGCGGTGAGCTGCCCCGAATTTACGAAGGTCGTTGTAAGGGCGGTTGAACCCCAGTACACCGCCGCTGCACTGTCAAAATTCTGCCCGTTTATTGTCAGGGTAAAGCCCGCTCCGCCTGCAACGGCGGAAGCAGGCGTAAAGTTCGCGATGACAGGAGAGGCCATAGGGGTCAGGCTGAAAAGTTCGAGGGCGCCGCCTGGGGGGCTTCAGGTGGCCGGCGCCCTCGCCGCGCCGCCTTCAGAGTGGGGGACGGCGCGACGCGCGGCGGAATGGTTTGCGCGCATCCCGCCGCGCGAGGTCAAAACCCCCGCTTAGATGCCGGGTCCGATGTTAGAGATCAGGCCCATGCCGTACGGCACGTAGACCTGCAGCACTTCGTCGGCGTAGCACCCGTTCTGCCAGGTGCGATCGACGATCGGCCACACCACCATGAAGTAATCGCGGCGGGTCCGGACGGCGCGGGCGAGCGGGATATCGGCGGTCGGATAGGGGTTTTTCTCGAGATCGAAGAAAACGTGCCCGTCCGGCATGTTCGGATGGATTTCGATCGGAATATCCATCGCGCCGTTGTAAGCGAATTTGTTGGTGTACGACGCAAGCCGCATGGAGCCGGTCAGATTGCCGAGCGAATCGGTGTCGTTCTGCAGGTTGATGCGCATGGCCGCATTGCCCGAGCCGGTGGCTACGGCGCGAGTCGCGTCGCGGATGATCTGGGAGCCGCAATAAATGCGGTCGATGCCGGTCTTGTAGGTGTCCCAGAAATACTTGAGAGCTGCGTCCCACTCGACGATGCCGTTTGCGCCATCGGGCGTCATGGTCGCGCCGTTCAGCGAATTGAAATAGCCATTCGCTTCGCAGAGCTGAGTGACGAGGCCATCGAAGGCCAGCGGGTTGGCGCTGTAGTCGGTGGTCGACCCTGCGTAGTTTGCGAGCTGGCCGGTGACGGGCTGCGAGAGGATAGTCACGAGGTTCAGGCTGGTGACGGCGTACAGGAAGGCATTGCCGGCGCCGGCGGAAGATCCGACGAACCAGGCATAGCCGGCCGCGCCTTTGACGGCCGTAACGGTCGCGTTGATGGCGTTGTTCGAGCCGGTGGTGGTGACTCCGGTCGATGCCGCGGAGATCTGCGCCACTCCTCCGTTGATGGTGGTGGTGGAATTGACGCCCGCGTTGGTGCGGGTCACGACGGGGACGACTGCGACGGGGCTCTGTAGCAGCGCGTAATTGTAGCCCTGCAGGGTGAGCGCCACGCAATAGAGGTAATAGGTTCCGTTCGCGAGTGATCCGCCGGTCACCGTGGCTTGCGTGCCGGCCGGGGTCGGGGTAGTGCCAAAGGAAAGAGAGGCGTTGCCCCACAGGAGCTGCGGCTCTTCGGCGAGGATGAGCGAGTCGAGCGTCATGCGCTGCGCCTGGGCGCGAATGTCGTCGTACCCTTCGCCTGCGTACTCGGCTTCCCACGTCACCACGTTTTCGAGGCCGATCCCTACGTAGGTTGCGAGCTTCGAGACCACCGTGGGAGTGATCTGGCCGCCGCGCTGCCCCTGCCCAACCATAGCGAGGACGCCCTGAGTGTTGGGGTTTGAGATGTAGTTCCAGTGGACCGCGAGGCCTTGTCCGGCCTCCTTTTTTCCGATACGCGGCATGCGTTTCCGGATGGGGGCGATGACAGGGTACTGACGTTTGGCCTCGGCTTCGAGGTCGTAGTAGACCAGCCCGGTTCCGGTGGTGATACCGGCCTTGGCAAGCCCAGTCACCTGGTTGAGGCGTTCGAGTGTTTGCTGAATGAGATCGTGCATGGGGGTGGTGTTCTCCTGGTTTGCCGCGGCCAATAAAAAAGCCCCTTGCCGGTTTCCCGGAAGGGGCTCGTGTCTATTCGCTGCTAAGCGGGTGATTGTGGGCTGATGAGTCTAGGCGGCCTTGTTGCTGGGGAAGGGGTTCCCACGTTCCATCGGGATCGCTTTCGCTGCCTTGGCGAAGGCTGTGCCGCGGGCTTCGGGGGTGTCGACAAAGTCGGGATTCGGCATGCCGGACGCGTCGACGAACTTATTTAGCTCGGTAGCAGCAGCCGCCGCGGGGGCTCCAGCGCCGGGTGTAATGATGGCGCCGACACCGGTGCCTCCGTCCGCCGTCTTCTCGACCGTTACGGCGGTGCGCGCCGGCGTGCGGGCGGGAGGATCGGCGATTCCAGTCTGCACCTCGATGAACTTGGTGAGCAGTTTAGTGAGATCGTTCTGCCCTTCCTGGAGCTTCGCGATTTCCCGTGCGTGTTCGCGCTTCAGCCGCTTTTCGAGGCGCGCCACGGCGAACTTTGCCGGACCTTGCGTGCCCTGGTCGTCGACGCTCTCGGCTTCTTCCTTCATGTCTTCGAGGTAACCGGCCGCGTCGTCCATCGAGTCGCCGAGGGTCACATGGTTCTTGGCGAGACCCTGCATGTGGCCCTTCATGTGGTCGCCGTCCGCGGCTTTCGACATGCCCATGCAGTCTTTCATGCCCTCGATGTGCTCGCCCATCTTGTCGTGGGCGTCGGACATCTTCTCATGGGCCTTTTCGAGCTTTTCGATGTGGGAGGCTTGTTTCTTGATCAGGGAGGCAGCTTTTTTGACTTCCTCGGGCGTTGCTGTGCCTGCTTCCAGGCTCTTCTGAAGTGATTGAGTGGTCATTGGGACCACCTCCTTTCGTTTGTTTAGGGTTTGGTCGGCGCCGGCCGCTTTGCCGGCTTCCGCTTTGGCTTCCTCGATACGCAGCAACTCGGCCGATTCTTCTGCGACCAGGTCGAGCAGGATCTGGCGGAGAGGAAGCAGCAGTTCGCGGAGCTTGGCGGGAATGGGTGAATCGTCGTCTTCGTAGACCGCTTCGTCCGAGAGACCCTGCTCCATCCAGGCCAGCGTGCAGAGGGCGTCCGCGAGGCGTCCGACGTCCCACATGCTTTTCTGTAGTTTGTTCTCGGCTGCGCGTTTCGCTAGGGCGTTCGGGAACGCTGCCTTCACGTACTCTTCGGCGAAGTTCGAGCAGTCGATGCCGAGTTTCTTGGCGTGCGCGATGAGCTTTTTGGCAACCTCCGGAGAGTGCCCTTCGGTCTGGTTGAACCGCGCCATGGCGTTCTGCACGTGCGATTTCGATTCTTCCTCGGTTGGGAAGTCGACGGGCAGATTCCAGGTGTCCGTTTTATCCGGGTCTCCGACAATAAGGAAGGCGCTGGCCGGGAGATCGTGCCCGGCGACTTTCTTGGTCTTGGCGTCTTTCCGTAGCGCGCCCTCGACAGTCTTCTGCAGACGGGACACCTGGGCGGTGAGCTTGGCGAGTTGATCGGTCCCGACGAACTTCCGCAGTTCGGTCTCGCCGTCCGCCTTCCTGACTTCAAAGGTTGCGCCGTACATGCACGGATTGTCGACGAGTGACCCTTCGCGAGGGTTGGCGACGTAGCGCTTGGCTCCTTTGATGACCGGGTCCGCAAACGTTTCGACGTAGTCGCCACCGATCGAGAATCCGGTGTAGACGCCCTCGGCTACCTTCTTCCATGCGGCATCGTCGACGACCTTTGCGCAGACGCTGATGCATTTGTCCGTATCGTCGTACTGCATGGCGGTGAACTTGCCGGCCGCCGTCTTGCCGTGCATCTCGCGCAGGTTACCGAGGCTCGGCTCATCAAGCTGACAGGTCAGCTTTTGAAACTCACCGTTCCACTTCTGAAAGTAGGGCTTCGATTTGTCGTAGTCGAAAATCTCATTCGATTTATCGACCGCTTCTTCGGCGAGGATGCCCCACACTTCGCGCTTTTCGGCGTCGACCTTCGTGATAGGGGCGAATCGTTTGAACTTTGCCATGGTCGGCTCCTGCCCTCGCCGCTATTTCGCGGGGGGGTCTTTTTCCGTACCGCCAAGCGAGGCGAGTTCGCCGGCTAGCTGGTTCGCCATCCTGACCTTGACGTCCACGCGATCATGGGCGGACTCGTAGGCGCTGCGCGTGCGGGCTACCTCCTGACTTGCTGCAAGGTTGGTTTTGCGGACTTCGACCTCGAGCTTGCGCGCCTCATCATGGGCCTGCTTCGCCACGGCGCGGTCCTTCTCGGCCGCTTCCTGCTCTGCGCGGGCGGCTTTGAGGCGTGCGCGCAGGGCCTTGATTTTGTCGTTCGCGGTGATCGGCAGTGGGGCAGTCGCTATGCCGGCGGCTTGCTTCGGAGTGGGGGTCATGGTTTCTTCCTTTTCTGGCGGGGACTGCGGGGCTACCGGAGCCTGGTCCGGGTCGGAAGCCGCGGCCGATTCGGGCTTCGCAGGGACGGCGTCGCCAGAGGTAGCCCCTTCGGACTTGACCTCTTCGGTTACCTGTTCCTGGGTGGCGGCCTCGGGATCATCGGGCTGGGACGCGGTTGCGCGGCGTCGTGTAGGGGTCATGCGGTAACTTCCTCTTCCTCGTCTTGTTTCTGTGGCGCCGGTAATTGGCGCTGGTTGCCCGGCTGGAGCTGGGAATTCTGCAGGCCTGCCTGCCGGCCGGCGTCGATATCTGAAAAGAAGATCGGCCCGGTAGCTGTTGCGTAGTACGGCCCGATTCCTGCAGCGTCGAGCCCATCGTCTTCCCGCGATTCGTCTACCGAGCGCGATCCGTTACGGATCTGGATATCTTCGATCTGCGCCTGCTTGAGACGGTCGGAGTCTTCGTCCGAGTCCCATGCTGCCTCGATATCCTTGAAGCCCATCGGCCCCTGGACAATCGCAGTGATACGATTCCTGATCCACTTGAGCGTGGGGGCGTCCGCTTTCTCTGTCTCGGTTGCCGCCGCCTGTTCGCCCGTCGCGCGGTTCATGCGCTCGGTGAAGGGCTGCGGGCTGACTCCGAGAATGGCGCAGGTGATGCGCGATAGCCAGACGTCCGTATCGCCGGTGAGGACTTTCTCTCGAACGAAGTCGACCTTGCCGCCCCCGGGCACGAATGTGATGCGGCGCTTTGCGGCGAGGTTGCCGGCGAGCATGCCGTCGAACTGCGTCTGCATGCGCTCAATCTGGTCGGGAGTCCAGGTGTCCGGCACTTGCACCAGCGCTTCGGGGACGTTGCCCTCGGTGTACCAGCACAGTTGGGAAATTTGCCGGTTGATCGCCGTGTTCGTGGTGATGATCAACTGCTCTACCGGCGGGTAGCCATAGAACCGGTTTACCCTGCAGTTCCTCGGCATGTAGAGGAGCTGGTCCGTCGTCATGTCGAGAGCCGGCATGCCCTTGACGATCTGTTGATAAGCGGGGTCCGGAGGAACAGGGCGCCAACCTTCCGTCGTGTGCAAAGGCTTGATCGTGGCTCCGTCGATCAGCTTTAGAGCCTGCACCTGGCCTTGCACGCGGACTGGCCAGATTGCCAGCGCGTCGGTGACCAGCAACTCTTCGAGAACCATCCAGAGCCACGCCTGAAAATCGTGCTCTCTGTCCGGCGACTTGAAGAACTCCGTCAGGTACGCGACGCGCGGATCGTTGTCCGACCGCTCCCGGAAATCGCGTTTCTTTTCGCCCGGCTTCTTCTTTACCTTGAAGATCAGCTCGCGAGCGAGGATGGGCTGCTTACGCCGCTCGATGCAAGACCGGAGAACGTCGTAGTTGTACGACAGGTTTCGGAGCTGCTCGAACGATGGCCCCTTCTGCTCGCTGCGGGGCTGATAAAAGAGGTTGGCGCCGAACGGATAATCGAAAACTCGCGGGAGTGTCGACTTCGGCGCTTCGGGACGGTAGGGCTGGTTCGGTCCAAACCAGGCATCAGGCTTTACGCTGGCAATCCAGTCCCGGACCGTTGCCCCGACCCGGAGTTGCACCGATCCCGGATCGATGGGACTTTCCGTGCCGCCAGAGGGAAGGGCGAGCGCTTTATGTAGGAGATCGGCGAACATTGGTCTACGCAACGGGGAATCGCGGATCCAGCATCGACGGAAATAGCGGGGAACGCCGGCGCATATCGCCTGAACGGTCGATGCTGGCCAGCCGGCTTAGGTGCCCGACACGTAATAGAAAACGTAAACCTCTATCACCCCCGCGGTGAGCGCCGCAGTTGCGACCGTGACTTGCAGTTGCCCAGCGGCCGACATCTTCACAAACGTCGATGATGTCTGAGGCACCGGCACGCCCTGAACGAACGCATTTATAGAAAATGAGGCCTTGGCCGTCGCGGCCACGAATGCCGAAGCGGTCGAGCCCGCAGTGGTTCCCAAGGCAACCGTTGCCGATCCGCCGCTCGTCACCGCCGTAGTCGAGTTGATAACGACGTTGGTAATGACCGCGTTGGCTGGCAGGCTGAAGTTGTGTGCCGGGGTGATTGTTCCAACCGCGCCGCCGTCTACGGCGAAACTATACTGAGCGTGGGCAATGCGCTGTGGAGAACTTCCGAAACCTGTATTCGCCTGCAAAGCGGCGTCGGACACCGAAAGCGCCGGGCTCGGGAAGAACTGCGACCAGAGCAGGGTCGAATCGTTGCACCAGTAAAGGATGCCGGCGTAGGTGACAAGCGGAGTTCCCGAGCCGGGGTTATTGATGGTGCACGGAGTGCCGACGGCGACCTGCGCAGAAGCGCAGACGGTGAGCGCCAACGAAACAAGGAACAGGGATAGCAGTTTCTTCATGGTGTGTTTTTCCTTAGCTGAGTGAGTTATGGATGACGATCATGCCACCCCGAATTTGTACGGACGTCTGAAAGTAGCCTGACGATGGCCACGGCTACATCCGGCTGGTGAATTCTCAAGGTCATGGTCACTTGGCGCGCACCACGGAATATGCCGCGATTGCCAAGGCTGCGCAGAATGACAAAGCGATGCCGAGAATTTCCATCTAAGCGCCTTTTCTCCCCGCGGCGCTAACGCCGAGCATGAGCATCATGAGCGCCAGCGCGCACCGGCCAGCGATCGGCGAATAGATAAAGGCAGCCCAGACGCCCACGCCTAGACCTCCGACGATCAGCACTTCCGGCAGCGTCAACCGCAGAAATGCGGCAACGATCTGAAAAAGCTGTCCTAGCAGCTCGCGGAATCCCTGCGCAAACATTGAAAAATCCCCCTGTCAGTCTTTCTTTTCGTTCATGCGCCTGTAGTATTCGAGTAGCCCCTCGCCAGGCGCGTCCAAAATCAAATCCGTAATCGCATATACCGCAGCGTCCGCGCGGTCCGGAGAGCCCGGCCCCACATATGCTCCCGTAGTGAACATGCACATCTGATCTTCGAGAGCGTCGAAGTTCCCGACGTGGTGCACGCGGCCTTGCTCATAGAGAGCCGCGACCGGTTCAGCTCTCAGCACTTTGCCCTGAGTGGCCCGCGTCTTCCGCACCGGGGCGTTAGGGTCTACCACCCGAATGGTCGAGATGACCAAGTCGCCGCCCTTGTTCACTTCGGCGATGATGATATCGGCGCGGCGATGCTTGTAAAGCTCGATCGCTTTTTTCGCCCACTCGCCCGGCGACGATCTAAGCGACCAGTCGTCAAGGATGTACGCGTGGCCATCGATGCCGCGGCCGGCCGCCACTATTCCGCTTTCGTCCGAGTGCTCGGTGTCGGTAACCGCCGGGTCGACCGCCACCACAACTCGCGTTAGTTCCGGCGCTTCCTTGACGCGGTGGCCATCAAACGATTGCCGTTTCCACAGTGCGCCCGGAGCGTCGTCGAGAATCTCGGCAAACAGCTCTTGCCTGCCGAGCCGCGTTCCCTCATATTTCTTGCGGAACTCAGCTAAGGTTGCCGCCGGCAGATTCGACGCATTGTCGTACGTCGAGCCGCGGGTAACGACCGTGGCCGGCTGATCCCTCACGAGCTGGCGAATGAGCGCCAGAGGCTTGGGTGTCGTGGTCAGGACGCCGCGGGGAGCGTTCCCCAGTCTCAGGCCGAACTGCAGGTTATCCCAGCAGTCCTGGAGATAGGCGAACTTTGCAGGCTCGTCGCACCAGTAGAGATCGTGCTGCGGGCCACGGAGCTGGTCTGGAGAATCGCCCGAGTACGTCGTCCCGATTGCTCCGTTTGACCACTCGACCGATCGTTCCGAAGGCTTGTAGACCGGACCCTCTCCCGGGGGGTAGCAGGCGAGCAGCCCGCTTTCCCCCTCGATCATCACTTTTCGGACGTCGGCTACGGTGTGGCCGATGAACGCGATTCGCCGGGCCTTACGTAGCTCTACTTGCTCACGAACAAATTCGGCGCCGGTGCGAGTTTTACCGAACCCTCGGCCCGCGAGAATCAGCCAGTTGCGCCAGTCTCCCGGAGGCTCAAGCTGGTTCTGCCGGGCGAACGTCCCCCGCCAGTCGTACAGAATCCTCGCCGCCTGTTCGTCCGTCAGGCTGGATATCGCTTCGTCCCGTTCCTCTTCGCTCAGCGATGCTAGCGATTCGGCTAGTGAGCAACTCCCTGGCATTTACTGTTACGTCGATCGGCGCACCGTTCTTGCCGGTGTGTTCGTGCTTGGTGACGACGTCGCCCAGTTCCTGGGCAATCTGCTCCCGGATAGCCCGGCGCTCTCGCATTAGGGCAGCGTCGAAGAAGAAGACTTCCTGGGTTGCGTCTTTCCCCTTGTAGTCGCGGCAGATGAAGCCTGTCGAGCATCCCCCCCCGAAGTCCGCAAGCTGCTCACCGCGTTCGGAGAGTATTAATTCAGTGGCCGCGAAATCATCGACGAGCGATCTGACGCGCCGCTCTTTGACGCATAGCCCCTCTTCGCGGAACCTCTGCGCCCATTCCCGTACGTGCTCATTGACGCGGACGCGGAATGCCGGGGTAGCTTTCCATCGCGCTACTGCGCCGTTGCGGGTGACGCCCACTCGCTTGGCAATCTGCTCGTCGGTAAGCTCGTCTTGAGCGACAAGCAGGGCAGCTTCCTCGCGCTGCGCGGTCCAGAGAAATTCCACAAAGGGCTAGGCTGCTTTCCGGAGTTCGGCCTGCATCTCCTGGAGGCCGCGCTCATACAGCCAGAGCCTGTGCTCGATTTCGAGCAGTTCCTTTTTCTTGGTGATGATCTGGATGCGCACGTCCTCGATCACCGATAACTGCTGGTCCGCATCGGACTGGGTGACGGGGCGGATGCACTGAGCGATTTTCTTTGGGGCGGGCTTCTTCATACAGTCCTTTGCAGGGCTAAGCGGATTTCGCGATGCGCCGGTGGTGTAATGCCAGGTCGCCCCAGGTCTCGGCCGGAATTTCGATTGATTCGCTGGCCAGGAGTTCGCGGGCTTCCTCCTGCTCGTCGAGGCCGGCGGTCGAAATGGGCAGGCCTTCCCGCAGCCGGTCCACCAGCCGCAGGATGTAGCGCTGTCTAAGGTCCGAGCACTCGATGGCCACGGGATTATCCCTTCAGGATGACGACCAACAGTTGCAGCGCGATGCCGCCCAGTGCGGCGACAACCCATGCTTCGAGCCGGTCTATTTTCTTTTCGATCCGGTCTTGTCCATGCTCAAGCGTTGTAGTCCGCGCCCGAACATCGGCGAGCTGCTCCGGGATTCCGACTGCGCTTGAGGGGGTCATGGCGAGTACCTGAGTGGAGTGTAGTTAGACGCTGTTTTTTCGGGTGATGCAGGGAGCCGATCCAGTCGGTGTTTTCATCTTCGAGAATCCAGACATCCGGCATAAAGGAGTCATCCGATTTGAAAAGGTTTGGTCTTGCGTCCCTGCCAGTTTGCCGCCATGGGAGCATCCTCGCTCTCAAGATGGTAGGCGGTGACCTCCGGGATGAATCCCCGTTTGCTGCGTGGCCACTGTGCCGGGAACATCGAATCTTCCCGCCCTGCGTCATTGTGGCCTTCAAGATACCGGGACATGCCGGAAGTTTTCGGGTGCCACAACTGAAAGAACCCGATCGGAACGTAGCCACCGTCAGGCCCGAATTTCACCCTGGTTGAGAGCTTGAAAGGGCTGTGCGTCGTATGGATGAACCATCCGGCGCCGTCGACATTACGAACCGGGTTGCCGATGAACCGCTGCCAGTCGGTGTAGGATTTGCAATCGACCCGGTCAATCCCGTAGATCATCGACGGGTCAAGGTCCGCGTGCTCAAGGGCAAACCGCGAATTGGGAGGCAGCGCGATGTCGGCGTCGAGGTGGCAAACCCAATCATCGAGCGAAAGAGCTGCCAGGCCGGCATTGATTCCGCAGCCCTTTTTGAATTCGCCCCATCGCGAGTTGAACGCGTCCGTCTGGCAACATTCGACCTGCCAGTAGTCGCAAATCCTCGGGGTGTCCCGATCTTCGGGAGCCGATACCACTACGATCCGGTCAAAGCAGTGCTTGTTCAGCGGAATCGTGTGGGCAAGAAAGTCCGCGTGGTTCACGCAGGTGATGACGCACTCAAGTTTCATTCCGTTTTTCGGTAAATGGCAGGCTCCCGGAAGATCGCAGTAGCCCTTCATATGACATCGGCCACGCGGCGTATGCCCGCCAGTTCCATCCGCTTGCGCAAGGATTCAAGCGCTGCACGGTGAATGCGGTACGCTGCGCCCAACGAAATGCCGACCAGTTCGCCAATCTCTTCGAAGGTGCGATCGTGCCAGTACCTCATCACGAGCACTTGCGTCTGCTGCGAAGTCAGGGCGCCGGCGAACATCGCCACAATTCGCGCTACGTCCTCGAGGCTCAATTTCTCGAGCGCATCGTGCGCCGGGTCCGGTGTGGTGCGCGCTATGCGGCCTTCGAACGGGACGGCGACGGGGAGGGGCGCGGGGGATTCAAGCACTTTTCGACGTGCTCCCGTCCGTAGATGGCTTCGAGCAGGGGACGGCGGAACAGCGCCCGCGTCTTCCAATCTTTCTTGCCCCAGCGGGGTAGCGCGTCAATCGTCCATACTCCGGGTGGGTTGGTGGATCGGTTCAGGTGCCGTTTAACCGGTGAGCCGTTTTCCTTGCATTCTCCGCAGCGGCACTCCCGTAAATTAGTGTGCGAATCGCCTGCCGTGCCGTGCTGGCGCAAGGGTGTCGGCTTCTGCGGTATGGCTGTCAGACGCTCAACTATCGCGAGGCATTTGATGCGGCCCTTCCCATGTTTCGAGCGCACGGCTAAGACTTCGCCGCGCTTCATAAGGTCCTGTGCTTGCGAGTAATCTGCCCAGAGAATGACCTCACCGTCCGGGCCTACGACGGCTATCCGGTCGCGTGAATCGCGGGCTGGGATGACAAGAGACACGTGTGGCGTTGGGATCGGTGACCGGGGTTAGTCTTGTTTACCCTCGCCCCTTCACGGCGAGCACCACCCGTTCCGGACGGGTGTACAGGGCGCACCCCGTGGAAAGGTGCGCCCCGTGTAGGAGGTTTCAATTAGCAGATCAGCGCCCAGGTGCAGCGCAATGTTCGAAAGGAGTATACAGGCTGGCGTCAGAAATTTTTCAGGATTTCTCGATATTTATTTTTCAGCCGCGATTTTCGTGATCTCCTTGGTTAACTCGCCTACTGCGTGAGTTGCCCGACTTCCTGGCACACTTCCGGGTAGTGCACCATCTTGTCCTCGCCGGCTTCGAACACGTGCAGCACGGTGCCGAACTGGTCGCGCACCGAAATCTCGCACTGCTTTTCGGATGATCGCTGCTGTGCGTACTTCACCGCGGCGTCCAGCGTTTCATGGGTGCGGGTCGGGTGCGTTTCACCGCCGATTCTCTCTGTCATTTGCGTTGAAAACATATAAGTCTTTTCTCTCCTTAGTGAGGCTTCAAAATCAGATTGCCGTTCGATGGCGCTATCACGCGCGGCTGCGCATCCTGCATTTTCTTCACGTGCGCCGGGCAGGCGTTTCCCATGAGGCCGATATTCCAGCCCGCGTTTCGCACCTGCATCAGGAAATTCTGCAACGAGGCTTCGAGCGGCATTATATCCGTCGGAGGGCATGCCATCCTCACGAAATTACCGCAGTCGTGCGAGCAGGCAGCGTGCAGCGTGGGCGTCGGGACAAATTCGGTAAGCAGTTCGATGGAGGCGTGGTTCATTTACTACGCGTCCCTCAAGAGCGAGACTGCCAGTTCGGCGCGCTGCTCGGTACCGAGTACGGTCTTTTGGATCAGAGCTTTGATGACTTCGAACTCCGTAACCTCGCGGATCTGCAACGTAGGGATAGTCTCCAGGGCATCGGGATGCAGCTCGCGGTATTGGGCCTGCACGCGGCGCTCAGCCTCAGCCCATGCGCGGCCCCATTCCATCAGCTCCCAGCGCGATCGCGCACCCACTTTTCCGAAGAGGCGAGATAGGTAGACCTTCGCTGTGTTCTCGGTGATGCCGCAGGCTGTGGCGATGTCCTTGTTGCATTTGCCGTCGAGCACGCCTTGGATCATGTCGACTTCCCGCCGGGTTAGCTGGATGCGGTTCAATCGAGCCACCTTTCCGCCGCGTCGACTGTCCTGACTTTGCCGTGCTCTGAACCGGGTGCCCAGCCCTGATATTCCACTGCGCAAAGAGAAATTCCGCGCAGTCCTTCCAGTGGCCGTGAGTAGGTTTTCTCGCGTCGGGAGTTCAGCGTCCACATCTTTCCGTCCTCTATCAGCACAGCGGTGCATCCGGGAAAATACTCGTGTTCCTCGGTCAAGGACTGAGCCGATATGCTCACCACCCGCGTTATTTTTAGCGCTTCGATCCGCACGCTCATGCGGTCTCGCCGGTGAATTTACGTGTAACTGAGTAGTTTCTGTGGCCAGTCTGCGCAGTTACAAGGAACAGTTCGCGGTCTGTGCCGGCGGGAAGTGATGCATCGAGGGCCTTTTGCGTCACCTGGCAGCGCTTGACGAATTCGAAGAACGCCTTTAACCCGAGCAATTTGTAAATCTTCTCAATGCCGGCGACTTTGGTCTCCGGGCCGCGCTTGCTCACGTCGATCAGGTAGTGTTTGCCTTCGAGGATCATCGTCGCGTTGGGGTCCGTCTTGAGCTTGGGATTGGCGGCTTCGTTTTTCTCTTTCAACTGTTCCTGCCGCTTCCGCATCGGTCCGAGCTTTTCGTGCAGGATGGCGAGCTCGTCGATTTCCTCGGGAGTCAAGGAGGCAGGGCGCTTCATGGGGGTCACTTTAGCGGCCATCAGATTTTGGTGTAGCCTTCCTCGAAAGCTTTGGCGGGTGAGAAGGACCGGTAGCCATCGCTGTATACAACGTAGCCGCCGGGGCCGGGTCTGAAGCGGTTAAACCAATCCTCGGTGACGGTCACCTGTGTTCCGTCTTCCCCAATCAGCGCAGCCACAGGCGTGTTGGGGCCGGTCGATAGTGAGCAGAGCGCATCGATTCTGACGATCTTCATCGCCTCAACTTCCTTGAAGCAACGGTATCGAGTTAAGGGCATGCGGGTTCCTACGATCCTTTCTCAGCCTCTGCTTTTGTGGCGTAGGGGCCGATCCACTTGAGGCCGTTCCATCGCCACCAGTGGCCATCGCTTCGCAGGGTGACTTCCACGGCCATCTACCAAAACCTCCATCCGGCTGCCCACGCGATAACCAGCGTCTGACCTCCGATGTCAACGACGAGGTGCCCGATGAACTGGGCTAGTGTCACCTCTTCCTTGTCGACCTGCATCGCCTTCACGATCAGGCCCAATACGCAGATCGCATACCAGATAGCAAACGGCCAATGGCTCGATTGACTCACAGTTCCTCCGCAGTAAGTGGAATGGGCACAAGGTCGGTGATCTTGCCTGCGCCGCGTGGCCCGCGAAACTCTACTGTGCCGGGCGCGAGTGATTCATCCACGTCGATAGCGGGCAGGCCGGCAGACTGCAGCCCCGCCGTTTCCGGCGATGCATCCGGATCCGGACTCACCTTTTCCGGCGATGCTTCCGATCGGGCTTTGGCGAGCAGCTCTTCTTTCTTCGCCAGCGCCCGGCGGTACGATTCGTCAAGCGATGCAATGTCTTTTGTGCAGGCTTCGTGCAGTGCGCAGAGGAAGGCGCGGCGGGCAAGAGGGGTAAGACGGGCTTGCTCTTTGCGGATGAGTTGCTCGACGTTCCGCGCGGCGCGCTTGGCGTCGTATTCCTCTTGAGAGAGAAGCGGAGGCCCGGCGGGTTTGGCAGGCGGTGAGGGTTCGGGGACTGGCTGGTAGGCTTCGGAGAAAGATACGTTGTGGACCGTACCTATTTCCTTGTAGCCGTCATCTTGCGCCGCCTTGACGCAGAGCCTGGCATAGTCTGTGATCGAGGTTTCCGTGTGCGCCAGCTCGTGTTCGGAGGTTTCGGGCGGGATAGATGGCGGGTCGGAGGGCGGTTTTTCTTCGAGGGTTACGGGGACGTCGGGCTCGCGCACACCACCTTAGTCGTGATGAGCGATTTATTTAATTTTCTGAGGCCGGGCCGCGCCGCGATCAGAGCCGCTCTTCTGCCTCAACGAGCATCTGTTTGAGCCGGTCCCATGTTGCGCGCTCTTTCTTCCACTGACACGGCCTGCAAAGCCTATGACCATTTCGCCATTCGTCCTTTCGGATAGTGTTATTGCAGGAATGGCACTGCATCCGCCGCCGAGGAAGGCCGGGCATCTTAGGTCCCTTGCGGATCTGCCGCACGCCAGCTTCGATATCTAGCTCGTCGTGGCAGGGGCGACATACCAGAACGGTATTATTCGGAAGGCCCTTCCCGCCTTTGGACCGCGGAATGATGTGATGGGTCGTGAGCGGCATCAGCCCGTGACACTTTGCGCACTTTCCAACCTTGAGCACAGCCGAGATTATCGCGCGTTTTTAAGGCTCGGGAAACGTGCCCCACGGATCGATACCGTCTTTGGTGATGCGGCCTTCAGGGGTGTAGATGGCCGTGGGTTGCACGTGGTAGCCGTCCCACAGGAACTTAAGTGCCGCCTCCATCTCGGCAATCTTTTCGGCGTCTGCCTGCTGTTGGGCCTTTGCCGCTAGGGGTAGGGTGAGGAAGCCGCGCCGGGTCATGCAGCGCGCGGCGTCTTGCCGTAACCCGCGGGAATCGGGCCGTAGCTGTAGCTGATGCTCACATCGTCCGACGCTGCTGCCGCGGGAAAGGCGAGCACCCTGCCGGGTGATTCCGAAAACTGGCCCGGTTCGAGGCGCATGCCATCAATCCGCACCTCAGTCACTTCGGTGATTGGCATCGCAATGTTCGTCAGGAAGGCTTGCGAAAACGGCATGTAATGGTTCAGCGCCTCTTGGCAATGGACGCCAAATTCCCAACTGCGGGCATGCACAGGCCACCGGATGGAATAGTAGTCGGCGCCGCGGGTTCTGAGCCACGCCGTGAAACGCTTCCTTCCAAAGATGGCGGATAGGGTGGCAACGAAGAAGGCGCGGCGGTTCATGCTGCGATTATCGCGCGAAATACAGTTTAGAGGTACAGGCCGTAAATAGCGATCATGGCCTGATCGGGATAGGCCTTCACGTATTCTCGCAGCCTCTGTTTCGCGGCTTCAAACTCCGGGTCCATCGCCTCAATCGTCGGGATCATCAGCCCGCCTTTGCGGTCACAGTCTGCATTTCGGGCAGCGTTCGCCTGTGTTCGTGACGCGGCATTTTCCGCAGATCCACATGATTACAGTCATCGATCAACCCATTCTTCGTCTCTGCAGGTCAACGCTTTTCAGATCCCAATTTCGCATGCAGGTGAGCTGGAACCTGAGAACGTTGGCGGGTACCGCGGCGTCCTCGACGAGTTCGCACGGGTCGCCGCCGGGCCAGATGTACCCCGATAGTCTCTGTAGTCTGTGATCCGCTGGAAGAGATTGGTATCTGAACTCTCCCAAACTGAGGATCGGGCCGGTAATGCCGCCGGCAATGCAAGCTTCCCCGGCCTTCAGCAGCAGATCGGCTCGCGCGGAGCATCGTACGGGCAGCGGCATCTGACGCCGTTTCAGATCAGCGGCAAGATCCTCAAATTCCTTGATTCTGCCATCCCCCATGCCGGTTAGCGTGGGGTCGACCATGTCAATGCAGACTACGAGTAGCAAGCCTATGCCGCCCGCGCCAGCAAAACCCTCAGCGCACCCACAGCCTCGCCTTCTATCGCGATGTCGGCCGCCCGAGCTGCTGCTTCGGCACGGGATGGTCTGCCCTTTTGCCTCTTGCGGCCTGACATGCGCTCTGAGATGACGCGCGCCTGGTCCGCAGGTAGCGAACAGATGTGGGCCTGCAGGCCGGCCTGCTTTTCATCGTCGATTAAAATTTCCAGGGGTGTCCGGCTGTCTATTAAAACAGACGGCTGTTTTTTTAAGCCGGACAAGCTCGCGTGCTGCGTCTCCCGGTACCTCTGAAACCGTGCGCTATCCCGCATGGCTCCCTCGACCCGTTTCCGGGCAAAGGCTTCGATCCGCGGCGCGGCTTCGAGCAACGCCAGCCTGCCCACCTGCTCCAAATCTTCCCGCTCGAAGGACCTGGGAAGGTTTCGCATTATGCTGCGGGCTATCGCAGGCACAATATCGGCAAAAAGAACGGCAATCTGACTACGTATTACCGCTGAAGTGGTCCGCATTGATACGATTGTGGTGTGCCAAGTCTAATAACGCAAGGGGCTGCGCTCTGACAATGGCATTTAACCGCTCTGGGAGGCCGTCAGTCATGGGACAAGCTGTGCTCAACCGTTTGGGGCGCAGGATCGTGATGCGCCGGGCAGAACTGCAGATGACGCAGCGTAAGCTTGCTGCTGAGTGTGGAGTTGCCCGGTCTTATATCGGCGTCATTGAAGGAGGGCAAGCGCCGGGATTGTCTGTGGCGCTGATGGTGCAGCTTTGCCTTGCGCTGCGGGTTACTCCTGACGATCTGTTGGCATGGGAGCTGGGGGCGGGGCGGTAGGACCGTTGATCAGCTCAGCCATGCGCCTTTCGTAATTCCTTTTTGCTGTCATGTACTCGACAACGGCATCCGCCGCGTATTTCTCGGCCTTTTGTAGATCCGCCCGCGCCCTGATGAGTGAAGACGCGGACAGGCTGATGAAGGCCTCGACGCTGCGAAGGATCGAGTTCCACGCCTCGTTTTCGGTCTTGAAATGGGTGTTACTGAACATCTTATTCCCGTCTTTGGTGTAGGCCGGCATGCCCTCGGGCAACTCAACGTACAGCACCCACGAGGGCTCGTTGCCGAATGGCGTGTGAGGATCTTCTTTCCATCCCCAGGCGATGCCCAGCGTTTCCGCGTTTGTGGCGAGCGCATCGCACAGCAACCCCATAGACCAGGACTTCCGCTCGTACGCCATGCTTTTGAATGAGCCGCGCCCACGAATGCCGCCACGGTAGACTTTCGCGCGTGCGCTGCACTTCTGCGCGCGAAACAGATTCATCGCAACGGTTCCCAGTTCCCCGCCGCGCTGGATAAGGTGGGCATAGTACAGTGTCGTCACCTTGCCGTCGCTCCCTTCGTAGACTTCCTGTGCTTTCATCAGTCAGACTCCACGCGGTAGAAGTAGGACCATGAGCGGTGAACCTGGTAACCATTTCCCCAAAGGTCTAACTGCGCCTGGCAATCTTCCCTGGTGGTCTCAGCAACCACTCGAAGAGGCATTTCGCAAGGTGCGCCGTCTATATCCACGTTCCGAAGAATATGGCCTGTGGGTAATCGCCTGTTCGATCCGACCACAAGATACCCGCGTGCTGCGTAGCAGCGTCCCAACGCTTCGGCCGCGTCACTCAATGTGTCACCCATGCAAAGACTCCGCTCTGATTCTGGCAAACCTGAAACACTCCGCCGAACGTTGCGCTGCCCGGCGTGTACCAGGCCGTCCCTTCGAGCGCCTGCACGCAGTTCGGTTGCGGTGCGCCGCGGCTGCCGGGCAAGAATATCTGCGACGCTGAGAAGTCATTAAACGCCCCGCTGTACGTGTTCTGCAGACCGAGGAACGGAACCTCGGCTGCATTCGCTATCAGTTTCACCTTTCCATTTGGAAGCTGAGAAATATAGATGCCCTGCCCCTGAGCCAACGCCTGGTAGAGGTTGAACGGCGGCTTCACCGGCGGTGGCGCAATAGTGAAGCAGGCTTGCTGCGATACACCGTTCACCGACGCAATTCCGGTAATAACGCCTTCGCCTATCGGGTCTAAAGGACAGGGGATCTGCTGCAAGACCATTTCCGAGGCGAGGGGCAGAGCGAAAAGCAGAGCGAGCAGTGTTGCGGGTACTTCCGCGCTCCTCAGACGCCAAGGTGAACTCCATGCCGGGTTCCAGTCGAGCGGACCGGGCCGCTTCACGTGAACCGCGGTTTTCGTTCGCATCACTTCACCCCTTTCAGCAGCGCCATCATTCCTCCGGTTCCTCGGGCCTGTCGTCGATGCTGATCCCATCAACTGTTACGAAGGCGTTCGTGGAGTCAAACTCGTCACCGTCAACATCGCAGCCGAAGAAACTCACATCGGGCATGGCCTTATCCACGAGTTCGCGGGCTTTGTCTTCGGAATCGGCTTCGACGTAGATAACGCCCGCGCAAGAGACGGTAACTTCCACTTGGTATTTGCGCATCTACTTCACCCCTTTCAGCACGCCCATACTCAACAGTCGCTCGACGATGGCCTCAGCGCACGCGTTGATGACGCGGCGTTGGCGCGGCTCGAAGCTCATCAACTGCGACCCGCCATCCGTGTCCTTGCCTTTGACTTGCGGGGTGAGCGAGCGCGTTGTCTCCGCTATGCACGAGGCCACGGTTACCTCTAGGATGTCGCGCTTCATCGCGGGAACTCCGTGTCGGCCCCGACCGATTCGTGAAAGAGGATAGTGTCGTCGTCAAACAGTTCGGGGTCATTCTTTACCATGTTTAGGATCACGAGGATTTCTTCCCTCGTGAACTCCGACTTGGCGCCGATCGTGAAGAGGTCAATCACGAAGCCGAGGATGATCTGCGCGCCGTCCTGAACGTCTTCGGGAAGCGCGCCGCCGTTGAATGTGCTCATCGCTCAAACTCCACATCAGCCACCTTGCGAGTGAGTCCATCTGCCTCCGCTATGACCCGGTCGCAGGTCCGCGCAATAGCTTTAGCGGCCGCTGCGATTATCCGCAGCCGCCAGACTCTAGCGTGGGCCTCTCGTGGCAACTTGCGGACTTCCTTCACGATGCGGGCAGCGTCCTCGGTCATTTCACAAAACCAATCGAGATCGCTATCCCACTGGTCGGGCGTCTCGCTGGGAGACGTGAACGCGATGCGGGCAGTGTCGTTCATGCGTCAACCTCGGCGTGCATCGCGATCATCAGGTCGTTTTCAAGACGCTTAGCCGTCCTGATGTCACGCAAATCTTGGATGACAGACTCTTGCAGCTCGCGTAGCTCTTTTCTGGTTTGGCCGGGCATCTGCCGCATTTCCCCGTTGATCGTCACGCTATGGATGGCAGACGAAAGATGTTCGCGCAAAAGACGCAGCAGCCGTATCGCGTCCTGGACATCGCGCCGCGTCATGGCCACGGCGTAAACTCGGCTCACTGACATCAGACTTTGGCCTCCAATATTTGCTTGGCCTTTTGGAGCCGCACGAAAGCTTCGTGGTTTCCGGTCTGCTGATTGTCGGGATGGAGTATGCCGGCGGCTTTACGATATGCGTCATTGAGTTGCGTTGTGCCGGCGAGGATGTAGTCTTTGGGCACGGCCGAATAGCCCGCGATGTAAATCGCTGCCATTTCCCGCGTCATCTCTTCCGCCGGCGCAGCTTCCGGCAATCGTGCCCAGCCCTTATACTGCTCGCCCGCTTGCGTCACGCCGTACCGGTCGATCTTCCGCAGCGCTTCAAGCGCTAGCGCGATGGCCCGGATGTTGTCTTCCCACGAACAGAAGGTATCGCAGGGGAAGGACATTTCCTCTTTCCACTCTCGGTAGCTGCTGGTCTTGGAATTCCACTGCCGGAAATGCCGCCGGAAACCTACGATAACGCCGGGGTAGCGCGGCTTTGCGCTCGAATACGGCCAGCCGTCGTTGCGGATTTCCTGCCTTGCGAAGAACGCCTGAATAGTGATGTCCTTCGCGTGAAGTTCGTTTAGCTCCGACTCGAGCAGGTCAAGCGTCGCCGCATATTTGGCGCGAAATGGCGCGTTGCGGTTTCCGGTCGAGGGGCGGTCCTTGCCCGGCCACTTTTCGATAGGAACGAAGCGTACGTCGATCATGCGCGTTTCCTCCCCGCCAGCCACTCAGCCTCGCGCCACCCGAGATCCCAGGCCCAGTCGCGCAGGCTTGCCGTGATTTCGAGCGGCGTCGGGACGTGATGAAATCCGCGCTCTCGGCACGCGTATCCCATGGCGTGGGCAGCGCGTAACCCGTGCAGCTCGGCGGGCAGCGGTTGCGGCGTCGGCGGCTGAAGCTTCGCAGGTTGCCGCCGCAGGAAGTCGTCGTCGTGGGCTACGCTCATTGCTTTCGCCTCCTCATCGAAGCGAGGTAAGAACACAATATTGGGCGAAAGCGCCGTTCCATCGCAGCAATCTCATGTCGTGCCTCGGGTTCAGCCTCGTCGATATCGTGGTGGGTTACAGCCATCGCAGCCGACGCAAGATCGTGGAGCAACTCGCCGAAACGGGTGTGTGCCTGCTCAACATTTCCCTGCATATCGCAGGCTGGCAGGACGTTGCTCACCTTCCACCCCCACGCACAAACGCAACGTACCCGCACGCGCCAGCCGCGAGCGCTAACGCGAGCACCGCCCAGAACGCGGCTTCGATGTAGCGCGGCTTCATGCGGACACCTTCGATTTACACCGGCAGCCGTCAGAGCACGAATCGCGGCAGCACTGGCAAGGGCCTTCGGCGGGCTCAGCATCGTAGGCGGGGCCGTGGGCGTAGGTGTGGCTGTTCATGCGCTCACTTTTTCTTGCGGCCATTCCGTATAAGCCAGCGCTTTGGCTAGGGCCTCATCAACGGTATCGGCGTAGAACCATCGGGAATTGTAGAGGCCCCACCCGCTCTTTGCGTGGGCCACTTCGATAAACCATCCGTTAAAGCCGCGCGCCATGAGTAGCTCGAAAATCCAGTCCTCTTCTTCAAGGTCATCATCCTCGTCGAACTCTACGGCGATGCCGGTTTCCCGGACGAGGCGTTCGACGTCCTCAAGCATGTAGGTGGCGTCGTCAGAGAGCGCGAGGTAGGGTTGCAGAGCAAGGCAGACTACCTTCTCAAGGCGCAACTCTGCGTCATCCGTGAACTGACTGCACATCTGAACGTGACTAGCCACGCGCGGCCTCCCGTTGTTTGTGTACGTGGGCAAATAACTTACCCTTCTCCGTGAGACGATACGGAACCGGCGCACAGGCCTTCCCGAGAGCGATCATGTTGGACGCGAAAGCACCAGTTACGCGCCTCGCGTCTGGATCCTTGATTGCCGCCCACGGGACACCGTAGAATTCTTGAGCGAACGCTTCGAGCAGCGATTCCAGCGCAGCCTCGATATCGAGCGCATCCCACTTGCGGACGGGCTTAGCCACGCGCGGCCTCCCGCTCGACATCCATCATGTGCGCGTCGAACTCTTGGGCAGGGATGGCGAGTACTGGTTGCTCGGTGCTCTCCCAGCCACACCGACAGTGGATGCGGTAGGAGAATCCTTCGCCTATAAAGCACACCGTGCCCGGAATTCCGTGCTTGGGCACGCCCGCAGTCTTGACGCTCGGTTTCGCGTCGTGTACGATTGTCTCTGATCCCATCTTCGTAAAGCTTTCCGGCCTCGCGCTTAGAACGCGGGGCCTTTACTTTTTTCCCCAGCGCTATCCGGCAGCGCCTGCCGTTTCCTTCTGCTCTCCTGCGGTTTGCAAACCTGGGGCTAGAAGCGCATAGGTGTACAGCTCCGCGTCGGCTTGCAGCTCATTTACCCAGGTCGCATACCCGCTGTTGCCGCCGTTTGTCACCGCGTCGCGAGTGCCCATCGCGATTCCTTTCATGAGTGCTGCCGTGCGCGCCTGTGGCGTCGTGCAGCCCCGAACGTCCGCGATAATTCTGTCTCTCAACTTGCCCTCCCTTCACCATTCCGAAATCGCTACGTGCGGCGTAGCTCCGTGGCCCTATCCCGTACTTCCCGCATCACCCTCCGGTCCGGTTGTCACGCGCAACGGGCAGCGCGGCTTTCCGGGATAGATCGTTTCGCGGCGCATCCTCGAACATGCCGCGGTAAAAGTCTTTCTGCTCGGCGCTCAGCTCATCCCAGTGGGCTTTGTCCGCTGCCCACATCCCCTCGTTTGCCCAGCGCGGTTCACGATGGTTGCGCGGCGCCGGCGGGGGGAACGCGGCCAGCTCGTCGGCATAGGCTTCTGCAGCTTCATGCGCGATACCTTTGCCTTCCGGTCCTTTTATGAGCACGTTCCAGGACTTGATGTGGTTCTGCCGCCGCGATATGCAGGCGTTGAGGCAGGACCACGCGGCCTCGGTCTGGATGAGCTGATAGACGCCGTTCGCGACTGACGGCGGAACTTTCGAGCCGAATTTGGGGCGCAGTCTTTCGTTCAGCTTGCGTGTGATATCAGCAAGTGTGAGGCGGTCGGCTGCTTCCACCCCGGAATTCCCCACTACGTTCCCCACTACGTTCCCACTATGCCCGCTCGACGGATTCGGCGATGAGGCACCGGAGGCTCGCACAACTTCCTCGGCTATCAGGTCATGGTCACGCTGATTGACGAGCCAGTCTTGGGACCGCGCACCAGGTGACGGCGCGAGTGTGATGTCGAGCGTCCGGCCGGTCAGGGAGATTGCCTCCACGGGCAGTTGATTATAATCAATGCCGCCGCGCCGGAACTGCACCTTGTCGATTGCCTCACGCAGGGATTTTGCAGTGATTGGCTGCAAGTTAGCAGGGATAAATCTGCCCTGCTCGGCAGATTCGGTCATGCAAGTGGTTATCTTTTCAACCAAACCTGCATTTCCACTGCATGGCGGTCCGGAATATTTGGCCACCAGACAACATGCCTCGCCCGAGGGACACGCGGCTGAAAGCGGGATTGCTTCGCTCGAGCCCGGTACGGTCACCATCGGCATACCATGGGGAATGTCGTGGGGGATATTCGTGGTCTCGGGCTTTGGCGCCACCTTCCGCGGCTCGGACGCTTCCATCTTGCTTACCGAATCCCAGTCGATGAAGTACCATAGCTTGCCGAATTTGCGCTCTGATCGGACCACGCCCAATGACTGCCCCAGTGCGACGACCTTTGCAACGCCGCTCTCCGTTTGGCCGGTGATCTCTTCCATCTCGGCGCCAGTGAGCGGTACGCAGTTGGGCCGTAGGTTCTTTTTGTTAAAGCCCTCGGTTTCGCGGCCGTAAATCCGCGGGTCAAACTGACCGCCAAGCGTGTTGTCCAACACGTGGCCCGCAAGCCGTATCAACCCAATGGAATCGCAACCGCGGAGGAATTTGCGGAAGAACTCGTGCGGCGTCGTAGTCCAAGCCTTGGGCATTTCTGCCGGCTTCTGCGGGTCGAAGTTAAGCCGTTCCTGACCGTATTCTTCCTGCTCCGCCGCTGGGACTTCCCTCGATCTCTTCATCGCCGCGCCGCGCTTTCTATCGCGATGATTCGGCGCATCATTCGGCGCACGGCTTCTAGATCGTTAATCGACTCCAACTCGCGTTCCATTTCAGGGAGGCTGTCAGCTCCTGATGGGGCTTCCTCCGCTATAATTTCCGCATGCAGCTTTAGTAAGTGTTTCTCTACCTCAAGAAGATGACCCAAAATTGGGCTGGGGACTGTCGATCCGGCCGCCATTAACTGAGCACCTCCGCGAGACGCACGGCGCCGATCGACACCTGCACATCGCCGGAGCCGTCTCCCACCAGACGCAAAGCCTTACGCTTGTCGAGCATCGCGAGCGCGTACCGGGCCGTCCACTGATCGAGGTTGTGGATATCGACGAGTTCATCGATGACGGCCGCGAGTGGCACGGTCCGCCGCGGCGGTTTCGCCTGCGCGGTCAACTCAAGCACACATGCCAGGGCGAGCTGTTCTTCGGGAGAGTGGGCATCGCGCAAGAGAACCTCGTAGGATTCTGAGGCGGTGTCTCCACTGCGTTGGTGCGCACCTGCGCAAAATGGGGGGATTGGTTGCGGGAGGGAATGTAACTGCGGCCTGTCCATCTTAATAAGCTCCGCTTATAGAGCCGAGCGACTGTGGACGGTCAGTCGCCCTACTATTCCGCATCACTTGGGAAAAGGAGAACTAACCCCAGAAATGCGAACTTGCTACGAAAGCGGGGAGTGCGTTAGACTCCGTGGTGTGCCACTTGCTGTTCGTGGCCGCCTTCGTTTGAAATTGCGTTTTTGTTGAGGTCAACCGTCCAAAGTCCTCCTCAGCAGAAACGCCAAGGACAGTCGGAGGTGGCCGCTTAGACACTGTGGGCGCGTATGGTACGCGGAAGTTCTTGCGGGCTGACTGCTCTGCCGTGTGGGAGTGGTGGGCGCGCAGGGACTCGAACCCCGGACCTCTTCCGTGTGAAGGTATCATCCCCCTCACGAAAAAAAGACCGGCAATCACACACAACACGCTTGACAGAAGTCTTACGGTCGGTTTGGGGCTCGCCTGACGCATCCACGTTCTTTCGGGTACGTTCTGCACTTTAACACACCTCACTTCGGCTTGGTAGTAACATTTTTCGTTCGAGGGCGAAGCAAAGACGAATACGGTTTCTGGAGTTTTCTAACTGCCTGATCCTGTTTGGCATGATCTTTGAGCCCGTAGCGGCTGGTGACGTTTAAACTACTGTGCCCTGCGAACTTCATTGCCTGAATTGAGCCCAATATTTCGTCTACGGCCGTGATTGCTTCACGTCTGAACGCATGAAAGCCAAAGCCTTTGCGATAAATGTTCAGCTTTTCCGCCGCGGGACGCAGGAAGTGCTGGTGAATTGAGCGATCATCGCGCGTCTGTCCGGTCTCGCGGTAAGCTCCGCCGCGGCCGGCTCCGAAACCGTGCGTCTCGACCGAGAAACAGAAGCGCTCGTCTACGTTGCCCTCGGGTTTCAACGCCAGCAGCAGTTCCCGCAAGTCGCCGAATGGAATATCGCGCGCCGATGTCTCGGACTTGGTGGGTCCGATGTCTCCGCGCCAGTAGCGCTGCCGGATGAGAAAGAGGCCACGCGAGAAGTCCACATGCTTCCAGCACAAGCCCATCACTTCACTCATTCGCAGCCCGGAGAACAGCGCCACCATACAGATGAGCCGGACATCGTCGGGCAGGTGAGCGAGTAGCGTCTTCGTCTGCTCTACCGTCAGCTTGCAGTGCTCATATTTCGGCGCCCGCCGGCCGGGGTTGGCATATCGCGCCGGATTCTTGCCTTCCCATGTCCCGTACTTTTCCGCCCGGGTGAAGATCGACGACATGAGGTTGCGCAAGTCGGCGCGGGCTGCCCACGATAGCCGATCGTTCTTACTGTTCAGCCAGATGTCGAGCACTTTGGTGGTGATGGCATCGACTTCCATATCCGCGAACTTGGGCCTGATGTGTTGCCGGATGAGTGAGGTGTACTTCGCTCGGGTCGGCGCGGCCAGGCGCGGCATGTAGGCCTCTTGAAAATCGCTCAGCAGTTGCTCGAATTGCATGCTTTCGAGCGTAAAAGCCGACTGTACTATGGCTCAAGTAACTACACTTTTGTAGGGTGGGTCCGATACCGGTACTTCCATAACTTCAACATTAAGGTCTGTATTACGGCGGAAATCCGGCTTGTCGCATCTGCCCTCCACGGCAGTTTTATCTACCCTCCAGGGCAGATTTCACATGCCTTCCAAGGCAGATTTCGCGGGCGCTTCCTTATATGAAATAACAGGAGAAATAATGAATAAGAAAAGGGCGGCAGGCAGGCAGGCAGGCTTCTTAGCGGTAGGAATAGGGCGCGGGTGAAGGCCTGCCCGCCGGCCGGCCCCCCCGTGCGACACCAGCGGATCCGGAATCACCGAAAACGGCGAGGCGCGATCGCTGGGCCGCGTGCTCTTTCCCATTCCCATACCATTTTCGTGATGTCAGGGAAATGGTCCACCGGCTACCAGAGATCCTCGCTGAGAAGAGCTTTCCTCCACGTCGGGGTCTGGCCAGCAAGCGCTGCTATCGCCCCGGAGTGGAATCGACTATAAAACTTCCCGTCACTCGCGACGAAGCCTTGTTGCTCCTGCGTCACGCGCTGGGCGATTCCTTCCTGAACGATCCGCGCGATGATTTCGCAGTGCCGCTTTCCCTCGTAGACGACGTCTCCCACTTTGACGGCAGCCGCAACTATTCGCAAAGACCGATCCGCGCTCATGCCGAGGCCAACCTTTTGTTCTCTTGGTCGAAAAAATCGCCAGCGGCCCGCAACGCATCTCCCGGCGTGTCTCCACAGCAGTACTTCCGCGCGCCGTTCACCTCGGCTATCACATACCAGCAGGTTGTGCCTAGCGGATAGCCTTCAGCGGTGAGGTACTGAGTCTCCGGCTTAAACTGAAGTTCGCCGATCTCTGGTTTCCCGTGGTCGCGCTGGCTCATGCGTCTCATTGTGCCCAATATCGCGCTGGCGTGTCGCATTTTGTAGCGTGGGGGACGCGCGCAGCGGGCGAGAATAGGGGCAGGGACGATGAACAGCTTCGAGCTGCAGCTTACCGGAGAACTAGCCGTCCCGCAATTCCTAGCCAGGTAGGAACTGTGCGACAAACGACCGTTCGCCGCACCCCAAAACAGGCTAAATCCCGTGTTTTGTTTGCAACACTTTAGCGGCGGGGTTTCGATGGGGTTTTCTGCACACCCCTTTTCGCGGGTTTTAGGGATGCTTTCCGCTCCGAAAGTGCTTTCCGGATAGTCGCGTGGGGGATGCCGAGTTCTCGAGAGATAGCCCGCCAACTCTTGCCCGCGGCGCGCATCTGTTCGGCGAGGTCGATGCGGAACACTATCCGCGGACGGCCGAGAATCTTTCCCTTAGCCCGTGCGGTAGCCAGGCCGGCCTTGGTGCGCTCGCTGATCCGGATGCGTTCCTGCTTCGCGATCCAGGCTGCAATCGCCAGCATCAGCTCCCCAGTGGCGCCGGTGGTCCGGAACTGAGGCTCAGTCAAACTCTCGAAGCTCACGCCATACTTTGAGAGCTTGGCGATGTGTTCGAACGTCTCAAAGATGCCCTGCCGGGTGAAACGGTCAAGAGCCCAAACCAACACCACATCGATCTCCCGCCGGCTCGCTGCTTCGAAGAGTTTGGTGAGGCCGTCGCGGTCCGCATGCTTTCCGCTGGCATGGTCGATAAACTCGACGGTCTCCCATTCCTGTTTCGCGGCATACTTCCGGAGCTGCGAGAGTTGGTTCTCGGTGTCCTGCCCTTTGTCTTTGGTCGAGACGCGGGCGTAGATTGCGGCGGTGAGCTGCTTGTCCATCTGCTCCCTTAGTCGGGATGAGCGTTTCATTTACGGCCGGCGGTCAGCAGCGATGCCCGCGTTGCTCGGCACGAAGCCGCGTCATCTTCCCGCAGTGGCAGCGATCGGGATTGATAGGACGGCCTCCGTTACGGCCCCCGGATTTGGTCTTGCGGGCGAGGCTGGCAGCGCGGCGGATGCGGGTAATATTATCAGTCTGCATTTGGATATCGTACCCGGCTGTGCGGGCGCATTGGCCAAGAGATATGATCCTGGCTCAGCGTCACTCCACAGTCGGCTAACTCATTTGTTTTTCCCCGCGTCGGACTTACATCCCCTACACCCACACGATACGGCGCGCCCTGATAAGAGTGCGCCCCCCCTTACGATACGGGACCTCTTGCACAGGCACACGCAATACCAAAAGTCTTTCCGGTATTGGTCTCGATGGTCAAGCCTCTTCACCGACAGCCTTCCGAATGTTTTACCGGACAAATCACGCCTCACAATCGACCGCCGATCAATCTTGGACTTGGCTCGCCTCACCACGGGACGACCTACAGGCTCGCGCATTAGTGTCTTGAGTAATATCTGTTCACGCGTTGTCAATGGGTTTCGTCTTGCACATCCGCAGCTCATGGTCTTAGCTCTCCGAAGGTCGGTGGTATCAACCGTGACCCGGTTTCCGCAGTCACATTGGCAGACCCAACGGATAGCGCCAGATGAACTCCTTTCTGGCGCTATCTCGATCACCTGTAGCCGAATGAAGCGTTTATCTGTAAGGTCGATCACCCTATGTCAGCTCCACGGCGGGGAGGTCCGCTATGCACTCATGGACCAGCCGGGGGAAATAGCCCTTTCCCCACACGCCGTTATCCGGGACGCGCTGTTCCATGTCTTCGCCTACCCGCTGGATTGCGGCGATGATTCCGTCGGTCTCGCCGATCTCCTCCTCCGAGGATCCTTCGACGGCGATAAGCTCACCGCCTCTGATGTCGGAGCCGCTTTCCCCCTGGTACTGACTGCTATAGCTGTAGATGCCATATACGATCGTGCGGCCGTCCTTGTGTTGCCGGACGATCAGCTTCCATGTGGCCGTGCGATTGGCCTGGAATTCGTGCTGATTGTCGTAATGTTTGTCTTCGGCCGACGCTACTATAGGCCATTCGTCTTTGGTGATTTTGACCGGAGGTTTTCCGGTCAGGGTAATCGTGAGCTTTGGATTGTCGTTTGCCATTTTGGTTCTCTTTCCGCGCTCTTACCGGAGCGCGCCGGGGTAGATTGGAATCCTCCGACCCGCATGAGCGGGTTTCGCCGTCGCACGGCTCATCAGGGAGGCTAGGCTAGTCGTCATCGCCGAGCACAAAACGGCCGTTTTTGTCGTAGTACGACATGCCACCGTTCGCGCGTGAGCCGCCATCGCGATACTCAAGTGAGCATTCATAGCAGCGATAGTATCCGCGGCTGGGCGCGCCGCATTCGTGGCATTTGTGAAAGTGGGGCTTGCCGGTCGCCTGCCTGGGGGCGGTAGAAGCGCCCGCGACGAGTTTGCGGGCCACATCGGCCTTGTCGTCAGAGACCATCCAGCCTTTCGCGTCGGGGTTCCAGCGCGCACCGAGGGCCTTGAGTTGATCTTTGACCGGGAAGGTGTTACCTGTGATCGTTGTCATTGCTTTGCTCTTTTCTGCCGGTTACTGCCGGCGTCAGTTCTTTCTTACATAACCATCATAGCGGTTTGCTGGATTATTGTCAATGGCGAAAATACGATTATTTACCGGGTTGGCGCCGGCGGGCGAGCGCCCGATCGACACGGCGCTGCTGGGCGCGGTAGAGGTTCAGGTCTCCGATGAAGGCGAGCAGGCCACGGATGGCGAACGTCATGACGAAGATAACGGCGAATGCCTCCATCACAGTAACCCCCGATCGCGAAGCCGGCGAAGAGTGGCGCGCCTGCGGATCTTGCCAAACACCCAGTCGCCCGCGAAGACAAAGAACAGAAACACGGCGAGGAATGCCGTGGCGACGAATCCGAAGACTAGCCAGGTCATGCGCGTGCGCCTCCCCAAATCAAAATGCGGATCATACGGCCCCCTTTCCAAAGCCATGCCCCAGCGCCCACAGTATCAGCTCTCCACGGTGAGATACCTGCGCCCGGCGGTAGGTCAAATTTAGCTGGAATCGCAAGGTGTGGACGCTGATGCCGAGCGCCTTCGATGCTTCAAGTGTCGATTTGCCGCGGGCGAGCTGCTCGACGATCGCAGCCTGAGACGGGGTGAGGACTTCCGGACCTGGTCGGCCGCGCTCGCTCGATATGGCGAGTGGGCCCGGGTGAAAGTGCATGGATCGCGTCATTGGATGGTGGTTCCTTTCGGCGTGGCGGTCACCTGCTCGACGCGCCAGGTTGTCTTCCGCTTGCCGGCCGGCGTTCTGGTGACGCGCTTCGTGATGCGGTAGAGGCGTCCGGACTGCCGGCGGCCGTCGAAGAGCTTGCGTAGGGTCACGATTGCGCCTCCCTGCAAGTTGCGAGGTAGAGATCGACTCGCGTCCGGATGTTGGCGTGTGCTTGCGCGTAAGCTGAGGCGAGATTTGCGGCGGCGTCATCCTCGAAGCCTTCGCATCTGGCGGGCTTTGGTTCGATGCGTTTGATGGCCCGCAGGATCTGGTGTGCGCGGGCGAGCTGCGCGGTGAGCCGGGCGTTGTCTTCCCGCAGCTCGTCGAGTTCGCGGGTGATCTGCAGATGATCTTGGTAGCCGGGTTCATCGTCCCAGACGGGTTCGATGGCAGGGGCGGTATAGTCCGCCCCGTCCTGTTGAGTGAAGGCTATTGCCGCCATTGGACACCGCCGTTGTTCTGCACTCGGTTCATCGCGACTGCGGCTTTCTCCATGAACTTGCATTCGAGTTCGGCCATGCGCTGGGTGTGGATGACGGCCGTTGAAATCAAGTCCTGGAGATTGATGCCCTTGTTCTTGATGTCGACCAGGTCGAGATCTTTACTGATGGCGTAATCCCGCATGGCGATGTAGGCGTCGATTACGGCGATGCCCGCGCCGGCGAACAACTGGCTGAGGCCGGTATGGCGGATGGTATCGACTGCGGTATCCTTGGGCTGCTCGGCACTTACGAGAGTGGGTCCGGGTTGCGCGGCGGGTGTCACTCCGGAAGGGTTCACTCGCTGCGCATACTCAGTAGGTAAGGCTTCGAAAGCATCGGGCTGCTTGGCAATCTTGGCGTGCTGGATCGAGGCTTCGAGCACAGCCGTCATATCGTGGCCGTTGCTGTAGTTCGCCCTGGCTGATGCGCCCTGCGGAACTGATGGAGGTTCTTGCGGGCCGCCAACCTTGCGCACTTCGTGATATTCCGCGCCCTGCTGAGTTTTGCGCTTGCAGATGCTGAACAGCGTCCCCTTGCGCACGCCGCAATCAGAAAACATCTGATCGGCATCGAGGGGCAGCGAGAGAATTGCCTCAGGTGCGTTGCAAACTGCTGGTATGTCGCCGCCTGTGAGGGTGAACATCAGCGTGGGTTCCGACCCCTGCCAGCGGCTGCCCTCCGCTTTGAATTTTCCGGTCGCGTATTTGAGCATCGCCTTTACCGGCTCGTCGAGTTTCAGTTTGAGAACTGCCATCGCGTCTTTCTCCTTTGCGGTTAACGCCCGCGTGCGTAAAGTCGGTTGAACTGCGCAATGAGCGCAGATCGGTTGAGACCCCACACCAGCCAGAATCTTTTGCCGAGTGCGTGGTGAGACTCCGGACCCTGCACATGGTGAGCAGGGCAAAGAGGTAAGGTTTCGTAATCGCTGCACTTCTGTCCGAGGCCGCGTGATCCGACGTGCGCGCACTCGATCCACTTCTGCGATCCGCAGCACACGCAAGCTTGCCGGCTGATGAAGGCGCGGTAGGCATCGTCTACGATCTGGCCTTTCCGCAGACTCACGCGAACTTTTCGGACTGGGCAACGAGAGATCATAATTTTCAAAATCCTTTCGATCAGGCCCGAGGGAATAGAAGAGCCCCATCCGCCACCGTCCAGGAGCGGAACTACAGTTGCCCTCCTACCCCTCAGACCTGCCGGGGCCGCCTGCTGCCGTGTGAAGGAAGTGAAGACACAGCAAGCGCCCAAGGTCAAAATCTCCAATGATCGTCGCGGACTGCTTCCTCTATGTACTCCCGGACTTCCGCAATCCATCGATCCACATCGTCCTTCAGTTGATCCGCCATGGTGACCATAGTGTTGTCGATGTCACCAAACCTGTAGGCGATAGCGAGGGCTTCTTTCTCCACTGCATCGCGCAGCCGGTGAAGGTTGCGCTCAGTCTCGGCCGCCCTTTTTTCAGATTCAGATTTTCGCTTTGCCATAACTTTTGAACCTCGGGCCTCACGATAACTCGATCCGCGCAGTTGGCGGGATGACTTCCCAATCTTTCTCGCTGCCGATGATCACGCGGCCTTCCAGTACGCCCTTTCGTGTCCGGGCGCGGCTGATGCGCAGTCGGCGGCCGTCGGGCAGGTCCACGTAGCAATAATGCTGTCCGCACCAGAGATGGTCATTGATCTTTCGAACCGTGGGCTGTTTAATATTCACACTCGGCTCCAATCGCCGCCGAATTGAACCGCAACGTAGATGATGGGATCGCACACCATCTGCATGCCGAAAAACAGATAACCGAACGGTCCATCAGCAGTCCGGACCAGCTCGCGGAATTGAGAGTACGTTACCGGCATGAGTGCACCTCGTGAGAAAAATAGTGCTGCGTGTGCGGGTCCTGATGGTCGCCGCCTGCCAGCACGTAGAGCATGAGCGCAATGAACAGCGCCTGGATGGTAGAGAGGCCGGCCATGTTACGCCACCTCCTCTTTCGGCGCTGCCGAGCATTTCTCGTCGTGGCTATCGGCGTACGAGCCGCAAAGAGCGCAATACTTAGGGTCCGCAACGTGCAGTTGTGCGTGGGTCAGATCCTGCCGGATGAAGTCCTCGTCTTCGAGTTCCGTTACGCCCTTGCCATACATGGCGACCGCAATGGCCATTGCTTCTTCTGCGCTGCAATTGCGCGTGGTGAAGATTGCCTGATCCTCGCCGTCGACTTTGACGCGCCATTGGTTCAACCGAAAGCGTTCCATGTTACGCCACCTCCTTCTGAATGACCGTGATGAACTTGAAGCCTGCCGGCAGCTCGGGCAGCACGGGTTTGCGCCGCCGCATGTACTCGTCATACGCGGGATCGTGCGGGCACACGCAATTACGGGTGCCTACCATGCCGCATTCGCAGCAGATCTGGCCTGCCAGCTTGTCCCAGTCTTCCCCCTCTGAGATTTCGCCGCAAGCTTCGCAGCGATAGCCTGCACCCTGCTGATAACCGGTTGCAGGGCAGCGCATCGGGGCATCGACGAAGTTTGTTTCCGGGTCGAAGGCACCACATGCGGGGCAGATTGATGTAGGGATTTTAGTGGCGGTAGACATTGTGTTTGTCGGCTCCTTAGTACTCTTCCATTATGAACAGCGGCTGTGCATATAGTCAAGCGAAATCTGTATGAAAAACAGTGCACGGCAACTTTGCATGTACAATGGTTAGCGATCATGGCTCGCAAGAAAAAGGTTTTGGTGGATGTGCGCGCGATTGGCGCAATAGGCGGGAAGAACAGCAGGAAGAATCTGACGCCAGAGGCGCGGAAAGAACTTGCGCAGCGGGCCGCTCGGGCAAGGTGGGGGACGAAGGACGCGGGTACTACTGAGTCCGATCGGACTGGTTGAAATGGTGTTCGGGCAGGCGTAAACAGCAGGGCATGAAAACGACAATTCTCATAGCAGCGCTTCTCTCGTTATCGACGGCGGTTGCGCAAGACGAGCCCCAGTATATCGGCAGCTTCTTTGCCCTTGATCCCTTAGGAAAACTGATTCCTCTTGAGCGCCAGTCCGTCACCTTCCACGCAAAAACCAGAGCGTTGCCGGGTTACGCGTCGGTGAAGATGATTGCCGAGATACAGCACGGACACTCCCCCGTGCGCGTCCCATCGGATGCCCGGCTGATCGTGAACGGCAGGTCTCCGATGGACCCGGCGTCTCGATTTGAGCTGAAGATTCTCAAGGCATCGAAAAGCCACAGAGAGTTTGTCATGACTCGGGCGCACGGCACTCTTTTGGGCGCGGCTGCTGAGTCCACGTTAGACGAAGGCGCTGTGCCGCTTCGCTTTGCAGAGTATGGCGTTCGGTCCTACGTCATAACGCCGCAAAACACGCTTGCGCCGGGAGAATACGCCATCTCGCTTCGCGGCTCGGTTTTGGATCTGTACTGCTTCGAAGTTCAGTAAGGCGCAGAGTGGTGGCGATGTTGGCTGAAGCCCGGCGTAAGGCAAGAGAGGAAGGAAGCTACGGCTCCGGCCTGCGATACACTGAAGCGCGATGAGCACAGAAGAACAGTACGCCACCATCGGCAGGCTCGTGATGGAGCATCGCGACGTGGTGGAAAAGCGCCTGTGGACCGTCGAGCGAGTGAAACAAGTCGCATCAGCCTTAAGGAGGCTGGCGGAGGCTATCGACCGAAAGCCGGACTTCGACGAGGTTTGTAAGGACTCGATCCTTCAGGAGTATCTCGACCTGTCGAAGATCGGCCAACTGGTACTTGAGGAGCAACGTCTCTCCGGGTTGCAGGAAGACTACGAGACCCGCATGCGCGCGATGAAAATTCCTGTCTGCTGACACATTGCGCAGCGGAGGTTGGGAAGTTAGGCGGAAGGCCCAAAAAGGCCTGAACGAAGAATCAATAACTTATGGGTTATTTTTTGGCCTGCAATCTGTGGTGCAAAAGCCACGAATTGGGGCTCGGACTCACGGCAGCCCTGCTATCCGCAGACTCAGGAAAGAAGCAGGGAGCCGTGTCTAGCCGAGGACGGCAAAGGGCTTCTCTTTCAGCCCCATCTCGGGAACCATAGCGATAGCGGCTTTGAGTGCGCATTTCGCCTCGGTCTGATTTGCCCCAGAGCTGCGCATCAACTCCGTGATCTGCTGAAGCAACAGCATCGGCACTGTGGGAGTGGGGTGCGGGGCTTCCATGAGAATCTACCCTACAGGGCAGATCATCCATCGCGCCTAACTGAACGCGATGGAAAGAACACGATAGCGCACCGAACAGAGAAGCGCAAGGGCCAAAACTACGGCAGCCCGAACGCCAGCAGACTCCCTCCAAACGTTGGGACGTAAACGCGCCCATTCGCGACGGTGGGAGGTGCGAATTTGCTGTAGGCTCCGTAGCTTCCATCCGTGGCCCAGTACTGTGCGAGCGTTGCTGGGTTCAGCGCCCGGAGCGTCGCTTGCCTCTCCGTCGAAAAACCAGAGGAATCGATGGTTACAGCCCAGAGTATCGGGTTCGATCCGCCGTTGGACGTTCCGGTCAAGGCTACCTGAGCGAAGCTGGGAGACGTCGAAGCGAAAGCCGCCGTCGTGTAGGTCGACCCGCTGAAGGCGAACCCGTTCATAGACTGCGACGCGATAGGGAAATATCCGTTCGACTGGAAGAAAGCCCCGCCAAAGACGCCCGTCCCGCTGCCCTCCGTCACCGTTGCCGAGTTGAACACTTGGGGAGCTGCGCCGCTCCCTTGTAGATGTCCCATGTTGCCGGTGTCGATCACCCACACGCGGCCGTCCTTCGAGCCGAGCGTGAGGAGCGAGGTGCTGGGAATCAGCATCACGGAACCGGATGAAAGGTCGGCGTCCGCCGCGCTGCTCGTTGACTCGTTTGAGGGAGTAAACCAATCCTCCATCACCAGCGAGGAATTGAATTTTAGGACCGACTGCGAGAAGCTGGTCGACCCGTCCCATGATCCGTTTCCGGTAGAAGCGTAGATGTTGCCTGAGCCATCGACCGCGAACCCCTGGACGTTCCATGCGCCCCCCCCGTTGCCGTTCGGTGTCGAGCACCAGATAGCCTGTTGCGTCAAGCTTGCCGTGTCGTACGACATGATCCACCCATGCCAAACCTTGGACTCGTCCCCCGCGCCGAAGCCCAGGTAGACATTCCCGTTTGCGAGGGTTAAAGCCGCGCGCTGCGTTTGGAACGCCGCGTTGAATAACAGGCTGGATCCAGATGTCGTGTCCGTTTCGCCGCCGACTGTGCCAGCCCCCGTACCGGTGACGCTGCCGCTGATGGTGGCTGATGCTACTTGCAACCCCGTCGCCAGGGAGACTTTGCGCAAGGTGTAGGTGGGGGTGTCGTTCACCGTCACCAGGTACAGATAGGTGCCGTCAGTCGCCATCGTCGACAAGATTCCGATGTTGTTCGAGTAGCAGCAGTTCACCGAAAACGGACTGGCCCATGTTGCTCCGAAATTAAGTTGCCAGGTTGGCAACTGGGAAGGATTATCAGCGTTGAACGCGTAAATCGTATTGTTCAGGGTGCCGACCAGGATCAGGTTGTAAGCCAAGCTTCCAACTGTCACTCCGGGAACATACAACGGTTGGCCCATTATCGGGCCATCCATGAGGTACGAGCCGAGTTTCTTCAGGGTTGAAACGTTCGCCGGTGTGATCGCTGATTCGGAGTTATTGACGGAATTGCGCGAGTTGTCGCCCGCCGCTGTACCGATCGAAATCGGCCCCGGTCCCGAGTATCCCTCGTTATCGGGTGTCGTAATCTAATAGGTCCACGACAGCAGCGACACCGCGGCGCGCTGGCTTTGGGAATAAACAAAAAATCCTATCTCGGTTGGGCCGCCCGTCATGAACCCTGTGCGCGACTGGTTAGACCCATACTGAATCCAGTGCTGTCCATCGATCGATCGGTAGGCGGAAAGGTTTGTACCGTCATCGGTCAGCTTCATCCATATAGCAAGGCCCCGGGCCGTCCATGATGATGGTAGGTAAGTCTGTAGCGTGTAGTCCGCGCTGAAGGTTGTAGCATTGGTCCACTTATCGAAATCCGTCGTGTCCCCGTTAATCACACCCCCTGTGAATTCTTCATTATTAGCTCTAAAAGTAACGAACTTGGTGCCATCAGAGAAGCAAATCCCGTACCCGGCGTATGTGCCATTGGCCGACGTGTTGATAAATACATCTGGCATCAGCAGCGCCACGACGCTGTAGGGTGTCGATGGCGCCGTCATCACCCTGCCCACGAGATTACTGCCCGAGAGGGCCGTCGCCGAATCAAGGTAGAGGTACCCACCGGTCGCGTCGATGGTCGCGGAGTTCTGATTGAACCAACTCCATCCGGTTGACGGAGGCGTCGTGATCGCATAGACAGGTCCGTAGCCAGCGGTCGCCGATGCCCCAGAGTAAGCGCCGGGGTAGAAGTTGGGTGTCGCCCCGGACGCATTTCCCGTCTGCCCCTGCATCTGCCAATTCGTCCCGTCATAGGTCAGTTGCGTAATGGTGTGGGCGAGCAGATCGTTGGCTACGAGCGCCGTTCCTCCGCCTTGCTTTTTGATCGAAATGGCCGAGCTGCTATTCACATTCAAGGTCGCCGCGCCAGTGCTCGCCACATCTGCCTTGAACCAGATCGTGTCACCCGATGCAGGCACAAAGGTGGGCGAGGTCGAGCAGGTATAGGACGATCCTGATGCCGACGCTGCAACGCAGGCGAGAGGGACGGACACCAGATGAGCGGTTGCGGCAATGGGCTGGGAGCTGGGATTAGTCCCCATCAAGATGCTGGCAGGCACTGCAACGCCGTTGAACTGCGTGGGGTTTTCGCAGCTTGAGCTTCCATCGGCGTTGATGGATACGAGAAACTCATGCGGGCTGTCGGTGTCGCAGTTCTGCTGAAACACGGCTCCAAGAGTCGAGACGCCAGGCAGCGGCAGGATGGTCGGCAGCAGCAGTCCGCTGCCATTCAACTGCGGGAGGTTGTTGGCTCCAGTGCCAACCGCGTACGAGGTATTCCACGCGCTCCCGGAGGAATTGGCCACCCCGGCGCCAGGGTAAACCATGCCGCCGCCACCCCCACCGCCGCATCCCGTGCACTGAGCAAACGCTACATGCCCGCAGCCAAAAGTGCTGGCGAGCCACAAAAGAGAGCCGAGAAAGAGAGTTCGCACGTTAGTACACCCCCCATCCCGAGAAAGTGAAAGTGCTGCCCGAGCTGGCGCTGACTACGATGCCGGCGGGGAAGGGTCGGCAAGCTACCGGTGAGCCGCCGGTTCCCAGCGGAATATTGGTGCTCGAAGCCTGCGTGGTCGACAACGGAACGATGCCGTTCCAGAAATACCCGCCTGTGCCGTCCTGGATGGTGACCGTTGCCGATGTGCCGGCGGATGCGTTGATATCTCCGCCGCAGAGGAAGACAGTCGTATTCGGCGGAGGCGGGGCGATGGTTGAAGATGCCGTGAGGTTTGCGAGATTGACCGCCGATGTGGTGAGCGCGTAATCCATCACGGCCCACGTGCCATTGACTCCCGAGGGGCGAAATGGCCGCGGCGTGATCGCTTGGGCGAAAAGCAGCGCGCAGGTAGCAAGCAAAAGCACAAGGGCGCTGAGCCCGCAGAAACGGGCGCGAGTGTACTGCATGGAATGTCTCCTTTGGAAAAATCGAGAGGGTTAAACTGCGAGAAAGAGCTTTTGTTCAGCGGCGCGGCGCATTACGAGGCCCGCCAGAACTTCCTTGCCGGCATGGCACCAGGCAGGGAATTGATGCGCAGCCGCCCCAGCATCACCAGCGTTGAGTAGACGCAGAAGTGTCGAACCCGAGAAGGCGCCGCAGCCGAGGTTGAAGACGAACGAAACCAACGCATCAAACTGGTTTTGAGTTAGCGCCGGGCCTACCTTGCGGTTGACGCATTGCACGGCGGTCTGGACATCGATCGATAGCCGGGCGTCCGCCTGTTCCTGCGTGATCGTCATCCCGGCATGGACTCCGAGCGTCGATCCATAGCCGATAGTCCAGACTCCAACCGAGTCCTGGTATGAGGTGAGCCGCAGCCCCTCGAACTGCTTGATGAGGGCGAGGCCGGCGGGCGAGATGTTGTAGATCATGGAAAGTTAGTGAATGAGGGTCCATGCTGTGGCGGCGCCTGCCAGAGCTTGAGCTGCCGGGGGCGCCACAGCTAGGCCGATCCTCATCCAAGTAGGCAGGGGCTTGGTTGCCACCGCGAAATTGCTCATGACAAGCGTCGTTTTCTGGGAGGCCTGAACTCCGGAGGCAGTGAACGCGTCGACGTTGGCGAGGATGTGGGGCGTTGCCAGGTCGATAGCGGCCATGGTCTTTTCGGTCTGCCCGGCGGTCAGCTTCGCCGCGGCAAGCAGCCCTAGCCCATTCGCCACGTACGACTTAAATTCCCGACTGCCTGAGACCTGGTCCGGCAGCTCGGCATACTTGCTCGTCAGGAAGTTGATTCCATCCGCGGCGGCGCCAAGCGTCTTATTCGCCGAGGTGAGCTGCGAGTTGAAGTCTGTCAGCTTGAGGTCCAGTAGGTTGCGGCTGTCCGATTCCGCGGTAGCCACGATGTCGAGCGCTTGCCCGGTTCTCTTGTCTGCATTCCCGGCCAGGGTGCGCGCGATGGCGGTCACGGCATCCACCTTTTCCTCGAGGGCGGCAAGGTGCGTGTCGGCCACTCCCGGCAGCGCGGCCGCGGCATCGGCCACAGCTTGCACCGAGTCTGCAATCTCATGCTCTGTGGTCCAGGTTTCGTAGCAGAGCCACGCCCCAGCGCCGAAAAAAGCGGCCACAGAGAGCATCGCCAAATAAAGGAACAGTCGAAAAATCATGGTTGTTTCTGCCCTTGTGAGCCTTCAGGGGCATTGCGAGCGAGTCCGCAAAGCGCCCCCGATAGCCCGGTTGCAATGGTGCCGAGCTGCATAATAATCGGATCGCTGGCTGTGCACCCCTTGAACGCCACGAGGCCAACCATGAAAAGCAGCACCATTGCGAGCGCCGCAAACACCAAAATCCGATCGAGAACGCAGCCCGACGTCATCGTTAGCTCGCTGTGGTGGACGTGGCTGCTACAACCGCCGGATGAGTCGAAAGCGTGGCGACAATCGACTTGATTGCGGCTGAGGCCTCCGCGCTGAAGGTTACGGCTACCGGAGCGGAAGAGGCGTTTGCCGCACCGCTCGTTGCATGGACAGCCGCGGCGATTTCACCCATCAGGGACTCTTCGATGTTGTCGAAGCTCGTGACAATGCTGGTCGATGCCGGTACGGCCGCCTCAATGATTGCGGAGCCGGTTGTCACGGCTTTCTGAATCGCGGGCTCTTCCTTGGTGAGCCATGCGTCGGCCTTCGAAAGCACGCTCTTCAAGTCTTTCCAGGCGGTGGTGAATGCTGTTTTGATGCTCATGAATATTCCTTTGTGAGTTTGGGTGTAGGGGTTGATATTTGCGCCGGCCCGAGGCAGTCAGCGCGTTTTTGCAGAAGTCTGTCAGTCGTGCCCGCCCACGAGTAGCGTCCCGACTACCGCCCCCGAAAAGGCATTGGGCGAGTAGTCGATTTCCGGTGTGTTGCCCATCGAGCAGGCGAGCTGCAGCTCATAACTTGGCGGGCTACCCTTCATCGCTGAAATGTGATCGGATGCTGACCATTGCCGTGATGCGACATAGTGCTCCTGGATGGTGACCGGCCCGCGCGGACTCCCCAGGTAGTTGAGCGCCACATTGCAGGCATACGCGCCGGTTCCCGCTGTCGGCGCATCCGTGTAGGTGAAGCTGCCGCAACTCCGCAGCGTTGCCCCGTCTCCCACATAACAGGTGACCGTCTTGGGAACACTGGCGCGGGTGATCCCCACATATACCCAGGTGTCATTTGGAATTGAGCATGGAAAAGTGAAAGAGTCCGTGCCACTCAAGTGCTCGTAGTAGATATTCCAGGCTCCTGCCGCGCCTGCGATGGTGAGCGAGTACGCGATATTTTCTCCGCCGGTGATGTTTTGCCATGCCCCAATCAGGAAGGTTGCACCTGTCGTCGGGTAGGCGACTGCACCAGTGGGAATCTTGATCCACATCCCGATGGCGAGGTCTCCCAGGATGACCAGGATGGAAGTCTGAGGCCATGCAACGGAGCCTCCGGTGGTGATTCCAGTGAGAGAGGGGTAGCCAAAGAAGCGCGCGGCCGGCTGCTGCGAAGGAAAAGCGCTGATCACTTTGAACATGCCCGAGCCGTTCTTCGAACCGCTTCCGCCCACGGTCCACAGTTGCGCCATGAACTTTTCGTAGTCCTGCGAATCTTCGCTGGTCCGGACCCGGAAGTAATAAGAGAACGCCGCGCTCATCACGCCCGGCCCCGGATTGTACCCGAGGTTCGTCCAGGTCACGCCGTTATCGGCAGTGGTCCCTCCTACGGTCTGGTTCCACACCGGGACGGTTGAACCGGTGTAGCCGAATCCTCCGCCCGCCTGCTGCAAATTGCCATTGGTATCGACAATGATTGAGCTGAGCGGCTGATAGTTCGCAGGCCACAGCGCGTTGATGATCAGCGCCCACAGTCCTGACGATGCGACGCCAGGGAGGGCAAGGCCCGGCCCCCCGACCACGTAATTGCCGGGAGATTCGCCGGGAGAGAGCAGGGCGCCGGCCGCGTAGAGAGAGAGGCCAGAGGGTCCGGGGTTCAGGTCCGTGATGTCTTCCCAGCCCGATTGCCCGCCCATATTTCTTTGGAGCAACGCGTAGTAATTGCCCACTCCGTCATCAACGACCTGCAGCAGCGCTTGTGGATTCGGAAATCCAAAAGCGTAGTGCCCCATATCGAGCCACGTCACACCGCCATCCGTGGTGGTGCCTCCGGATGAGTTCCAACTTCCTGGTACCGAGCTGCCCGATGTCCCCGGCACTACGACTTGCTGCCAGTGGTTATTGCTATCGAGGATGTTGCCCAGCGTGTTGATGGCGTATGGAGTCAGCCTTTGCCATGAGGTAGAGAGCAGTCCCGGCCCCACGGCATTATCGTCAGGGTCGGTGTACAGATAGCTGGACGCCTGCCCGAGCCGCGCCATGAAAAAGCCGATGAAGGTCTGCAGGTCCGTCCACGGCGCGTAGGCCATGGTGTTGTTAGGCCCCGGCCAGTTGTTGTAGATGTAGTCCCAAATGAACGTCCACTCCCAGATCGGGTTCGCCCGCTGGGGGATCCGCACCTCTTGTCCGGATCCAGCCGATTGCAGAATCGTTGCGTAGGCAGGCCTTTTTACTACGGTGTAAGTCAGGCCTTTAATCGAGGTCGGAAAGGTGCGCTGGGACATGGGGATTATTGTCGGCCGTAGAGAGTGAAGATAGAAGGCACCGTAAAGTTCGAGGCGTCAGAGAAAGTCAGCACGATGGAAGAAATGGCCGAGGTAGCCTTCCATTGAGCGGCCACAGGTGCGCCGATAAACGCAAAAGGTGAGGCGATTGTGGCGTAACCGAACCAGGGAGAAAGGACGTGCTTCCACCATGACGTGTTCGCGTAATACGGGAAAACGAACTCGGCCGCGCCGGCCTGCCTGCTATCGAAGTTGGAAGATGCGCTGTTGGGCCACCCAAGGTTAATCGACGACTCGTCACCGCTAATATTCGTGCCTGATGCGACTGATCCGTTGGAATTGATGTAGACGAGGAAATAATCGTTCGCGCTGTCGCCGTTCATCCGGATCTGGAGCCGCGTCGACGTTCCCGAAGTGGTTGAGCTTTTGCATTGCACCACCAGGATCAAATCCGTGTATCCGGATGGGATGGAAGAAAAGGTGATAGTGGCCGCTGGGCTCGCGAGGATCGTCTGAGACAAACGCGTCAGCGCGCCGCCTCCCCCTACTCCACCACTCAGCGACAGTACACCCCCGCTGATTACGATGCTGGAATTGTCAGGCTGAACGATACCGAGCGAAGAGCTGGTAGCCGTGGGTACCGAGATTAGCCCCGCGCTCACATCAACGGTTATGCCGTCCGGCTTCACGACTCCCAGCGCCGACGTCGTCGCGACTGGCAGATCGGCAGGCACGATAGCCCGCGGCGTCATTGCGCCGGCCGATCCATTTGGACTCGCCAAAAATTCATTGCCTGATTCGCTGGTCCCGGTAATTGCGAGCGTCCCGCTGGTGGTGATCGGCGACCCTGAGACCGTGAGCCACGAAGGAACCGTGAGCGCCACGCTGGTGACAGTCCCACTTCCTCCCCCGCTTCCGAGGCCCCGCATCGTGAAGTAGTTCGTCCCATCGGTGAAGATCAGCAATCCCTGGTTCTGATTCACCGTGACATTCGAGGCTGCCCCGTCGATATCCAGGCTGTTGCGATTGACGGTCAACACCCCGGCCCCGATGTCCTGCACTGCAATCCACCAAGTGGCGGACGGAGGGGAAGAGGGCAGCAGCAGGGCAACAGCGCTACCCGAGTTGAAAGAGATCAGCTTGCCGGAATCGCCTGCAACCGCGGTGTAGTTTCCGGTCTGCGCATTCACTCCGCCGCCGGCCGCTGAGGCTGAAATGGTGAGGATGCCGGCCGCAATCGAGAAATTGATGCCGCTGCCTTGCGCGAGGGGCAGGTAGAACGATACGTTTTCCGGGTTGTTCGAGTCTGCCTGGGGCTTCACGTTCACGTACCCCGAGGGAGGGGCAGGCGTTCCGCTGTTCAGGTAGATGATGCTCGGGATCTGCGACATTTACGGACCCACCAGGAAAAGCTGAGGCGGTGGCCATCCCCCCGGCGTAACAATGGTTCCCCCGCCGGCCGGCTCAGCCACAATCGAACCGATGTAGATGTATCCCGGCTGGCCAGCGTCCGCCTGCGACGTACTGCAGACCGAAGTGAAGGGCGTTCCCGCCGCATCTCCGATATAGCCGGGATCGAGGATGAAAACGTAGTAAGTCGTGGGCGTAGACGGCGCGGTGATCGTGAAACTTCTGCCCTGGTAAGCAGCCGTGCTCGACGGAAATTGCTCGGTGACGGCCGCCATCACGATAGTTGTCGAGGTCGGATTCGTCAGGGCGTTTGCCGGCGACTGCGTGTAGTTCTGAATGTTGGGGTTCTGCGCGGCTGCCGTCCCCACGGGCGTGTACGTGTAAGCCGTGGCAGCGGAAAGCGACTGCGGCGCGCCCAGCAGATTGTTGTAGGCCAGAAATTTGAAGTACAGCGTCTTGCCAATCCACAGCGGGTCCATGGTCAATTTCGCTAGCCCTGGTCCCTGCGGCCCGAGGAAAGCGAATCGCGAGTTGTTCGGATGGTCGACGCCGTTCAAAGCTGCCGGCGCGCCGAACACTGCCCGCCGCAATTCGTTTCCTGATCCTGTGGCTTCGAGGGTGTATTTCGACGTCGCGGTGAGCGTCGCCGTGTTGTACGTCATCAGCTCGTACGGGCAGGCTGTAACGCCTCCTGCGACGTAGCAGGGATAGACGAAATTGTCACGGTCTGCGGTCTGATAGCTCGACAGCACGCCGTTTGATTCGGTCAAATCGACGCTCAAGTTATTGGTGGTGTCCGGGTCCGCATGCGCCGGCCAATCGCCCACCGTGTAGCCGGTGATCGCATTGCCCTGGATCGTCGCCACCTGGTTGTAGGAGTTGCCGCCGTCTGTCGAGAGATAGACGAGGCACCCGCCATAGACTGTGCTGGCCGCCGAGACTGCCATCCAGAGCTGAGCAACCGATGTGCCTGCCAAACGGGGCACGGGCTCGAGAAAAACCGGCGTATTCACACTGCCCGGTGATGCTCCCACTTGCGGGATATTCGGCGTCGGGTTGGTGATCGATACCGGGACGGGAGCCGAGCAGCCGTAAATAAAGGGCTCCGCCTGGCAATCGAGATTGTATTTGTCGTCCTCTGCGATGGAGGTGAGCCGCAACGGGACGGTTATCGTGGTGGTCGGGATGCCGCCGGGATTCGGCATCGTCGCTGATAGCGGGATGGTGATCAGGTCCATCGGCAGCAGGGGTTTCCATCTCGCGTTCAATTTGAACTTGTAGACGTTCCGCAGGTAGTTCGCCCGCTGGATCATGATGCCCAAGATCATGCGAGAAATCGCTACATCCTGGATCATGCGCAGTTGTTTGGGCGACGCCTTCCTCGGCCCGAGCAGCGCAATCGACGCGGTTTCGGGCTGCGACACCAGCACGTCGTTATACTCTGAGGCGCGGTTGGGATGCTGGACTTGCAGCAGATTGGGAATCATCGGCTGCGGAGTGCGTTCCAGCGACACCGGCGCGTCGCCTGCCGCGAAAATGAAGTCTTCCTCCCGCAGATTGACGATGGGGCCCGCCGCGGTGGGCGCGATGTACGTTGCTCCGTTGCCTACTGCTGAAACTTCGCTCATGGGGATGAGCTGCAACTGAAAGCCCGCCCACACCGGTGCGCAATTCATCGCCTGGCAGAGGTCGGTGAGAATATCCGAGGCCGTCTTCTGCGAGTCGATAAAGTAGCTGCCGTACAGGCCGTTTGCCCGGTCCTGCGCCCACGTCAGGGCAAGCGTCGTAGGCTCCAGGATGTTGCCGAGGGGCTTCGCGTACGCTGGGGGCTGGGAGCAAGAGAACGCGATCACGCACGCATCCCACGCGAGAGGCCCAGATCCTGCCGGCATCTGAACCGGGAAATTGAAGCTATTGGGAACGAACGTCGTGCGGCACTGAACCGAGATGCCGAGGTTTGCAATGCTCACCTGGCTGTTCCACTGAGGGGAAACCGGGAGTGCGGGGTTCGACTGCGGATAGATCACGATGCCCAGCGAATATTCGGGCCGCGTCTGCACTCCCGAGGTCGAAAACGGCACATTGGTCTGGTTGCCAAATGATGTCGTAGCGCTCAATGAGGCCGCGGTGTCGTACGTGTCGACGCCCGCCGGCTCCATCAGAATGAGAGTCCCGGCCCCCGCTGGAGAGATAGTGATCTGGTTCAGCGCGCCGCTTCCTCCGTTCGCAATCGTGCGCCACACTGCATAGCCTGACCCGCTGATAACCGAGGTCCAGGTCTCGCCATTGCTGCTTGAGATCGAAAGAGAGCCCGAGCCCATCTGAGCAGCCACCACCAGCGGATTACCGGCAGTGTTCGGCAGATCGTAAGTCGCCTGTGAAAAGCTGGATGCCGAGTTCGCAATCTTGGTCTGGATGCAGCCGGGGTAATCGCAGCATCCGAGGCCATGCTGGATTTCAGAGTATGGATTCTCGCTGCCGAAGCCTGCTTGTGTGGGTCCGGCCTTGAAGATGTCCTCGGCCATGTCCGCGTGGTCTGCGTCGCCTGTCGCATAAACCGGAAAGGAGCCCAGCACTTCAGGCACGATCACCGGCATGGTGTCCGAGGCTCCCATGTCGAGGTCAGGGCTGCCCATCCCGGCGTAGTGGGGGTACAGAATCTGCTGCGAGGTGTAGCCCGAATATTCCGGGCCATCTCCCAGCACTGGTTCGAAGGTCAGCCGCAGCGAGGCTATCGGCACATCGGTGTTGCCGTTGTTTTTGGAATACTGCGAGGATCCGCCGGGGTCGAGCTGGGCATAGTAGATGTTGAATTGCCCGCCGATCAGTCCCAGTGCGCAGTTGGGAATCTGAATCGTTGCGCCGGACCCCGGCAGCCAGTAGTACGTGTAGGGGAAATAGCGGATGCCGGATGAAGCTGTTGGGTCCGGCCCGTTGTATGCCGTGTTCCAGAGCGGAATTTCGTACGTCCCTGAAACTGTCCGGCTTCCCTGGCTTCCATAATCGTTGAACGTCTCGCTATAAGAGGCGGTGAGCGTCACCCCCAAGATGCGGTAGAAATTCGAGTCCGAGACTGTGATCGAGGAAGCCGAGCCCGCCGCGTGCGTCGAAGAAACGCTCGTGAAATTGAGCGGCAGTTGCTGATTCTGGTTGATCCAGAATTGCAGCGCTGCGGCGATGGGATTGTGGCCCAACAACAGCGTCGTGTTTTGAACGTACGAGGGTCCGCCCTTTTTCCCGAGGGTGAGGATTTTCTTCAGCTTCTTTGTGCTGCTGCCCTGCCGTAAGTTCGCATTCCAGGTCAGGTAAATTGCGCCCAGACATCTTCCATAGATAAGCGGGATCGTTTGCCCATAGGTCGAGCTTTGGACTGTTGCACCCAGGGCTATCGGGCGAATGGAAGACTGCGACTTTGCGCCTAACATGAGATATGCAAAAGTTCCAGGACCTTGGGGTAACGATCGAGAGGCAGCGCGACGGCCTGATATTTGATGAGCCGCTCGTCGCCGTCAGGGTGCGACCGTCCCGAGGACAGTACCGCTTTATCCCTCTGTCGAAAGAGGCCGTCTACGAATTTTCCGACGCTCGGGGTAAGGTGAGAATCTGGTACACGGAGTTGGAACCAGGACTAAACCCGTGGCCCCGCCCTGTATTTGTGATCAAATCTGCCAGCTTCCAACTCAGGCCGGGCAGACGCAAGCTGATGGTACGGCCAGCGGGGAAGATCCTGCCCGTCAGGGATGTTGCCGCCTGAACGGGTCGAACACTGCGAGCTGCTTACCTGCCCACATCGGATGCCGCGAAGCGTCCACTTCCTCGACACACGGATGCACGGCATGCACGATGCGCGGCCATGCAACTACAATTCCTCCGTGGTTATACCGCTGCGATCCCGAAGTCTTTATGAGCAGCAAGTTCCCCGGTTGAATTTCCGATGTCCGGTAGGCTACCGATTCGCAGAGCAGTTCCGCATGGCGCAGCACTCGCAGCTTGTATTGTTCGTCTTTCGCATGCGCGAACCAGTCGTCCGAGAAAACGTGGCGCAGCTCGTCGCGGGCGTCTGCGATTGATACGAGGCCGGAATTAGTAAGGCAGCCCAGCAAAAACGACGCGCAGTCTGCCCCTGCTCCCTTCACCATGGCGCGGCGACGGTAGGGAGTCCCAACCCATGAGCGCGCCTCGGTAACAAGTGCGCACCTCGAGGCCGGCGCGCCATTTTCGGCGATACATTCTGCAGGCGCGGAGAGAGATTCCGGCATCGGACGCGCGGACCTCGAGGCCGGCACGCCATCTTCGGCGATACCGGATCCGAGCGCGCTTGACAGCCTCGCCGATTCTGGCGATAGTGGATCCATGGTTTATCCGGGCGGAAAGAGCTGGTGCGGTACTTATTGGCGGCTAATCAACCTCATGCCGCCGCACGATATTTACATCGAACCCTTCCTGGGGAGTGGCTCGATATTGCGGTTGAAGCGCGCAGCCGAAAAGACGATCGGCATCGACCTGTCTTCCGAGGTAATCCACGAATGGCGATCGCTACTCGCCGGAAAGATCGATCCTGCAGCGGCGTTTTCCCGCATCTCGCACGGATGGAGTCCCAACCTGGTGGCCTCGCCATCCGCGGCGATTACGGCCGCGCTCTCCATTTCCGGCGATGCCGCCGGCAGAATCGACGTTTCTGGGGATACGCGCCGGCGGCGCCCGGTATTTCCGGCGATGCTGGATCCGCGATCGCTCACCATCAAGCGCGGCGATGGCATCGAGTTCCTGGAGTCCTACGACTTCCGGGGAACCGAGCTGGTCTACTGCGACCCGCCCTACTTGATGAGCACGCGGACCTGCCGGCTATACGAATATGAAATGCCCGATCGGGATCATCGCCATTTATTGCGAGTCATCCGGAAGATGAAGGCTCGCGTGATGATTTCGGGCTACGACTCCCAGATGTACCGCGACGGCCTGCCGGGCTGGAACTTGCTGCAATTCGAGGTGACGACGCGGGGCAACAAGCGCGCCACGGAGTGCCTCTGGTACAACTATCCCAAGCCGGTGGAACTTCACGACTACCGGTATCTTGGGGAGAATTTCCGGGAGCGCGAGAAAATGAAAAAGATGAAGGCCCGGTGGAAGGCCCGGCTTGCCGGTATGCCGCCGCTCAAACGTCAAGCGCTTATGTCAGCGATCCTGGAGGCATCGCCAGAAAAGACGGGGCAGGCTCGCTAAATCTGGCGATGCAGGCCTTTACCGCCGGTTTCGGCGATGGAGTACTTCACGCGCTGGTAAGGGGACTTGGGACATAGGGAAAGCCGAAATACTCCCCGTCTGAAGCGTTGATCGGGCTCGCCGCGCTGATATAACAGGTATCGACACCCGGCGTCGGCACCCACGGGAGCGGCGCGTACAGCACCACCTGGTTGTAATTTGTGCTGCCGATGGTCACCTGAATATTCTGCTGGATTGCAGACCACACCCCGCCGAGCGTTGAGTTTGTCCCGTAATTGAACGCCACGAACCCATGCTGCAAGACGTTAGTGCCGAAGATATGATGCGCTGGGATGTCGCCGTTGCCGGGAGCATCCAAAACCAGCACGTTCGGCGAACTGCCTGCGATCACGTTGAACTGCGGAATGCTGCTGAAGCCCGCCGGTGGGGAAGCGCCCGCATACGCCGCGCCAGTGTTCAACACCTCGATAAGGTTCGTCGGCACATTCTGCGAAATCACATCCAAAAATGACGATGCGTTCCACTTCACCGCGCCCCTATCTGAGTTTGCTTTCCCCAGCCTTCCGCCGAAAAGCTCCGATGCTCCAAACGTGTTCGCATCTCCCGGTGAAGGCATGTACACGCTCCACACTCTTACCGGCAGGTTGTCGTAGTAGCCTGCTGCGAGACGAGTCTGAGCATTTGCCGCAGCTATCGATTGCCGGTAGGGAGTTACTTTCGGAGTCCAGGTGATATCGAGCGTCTGGACATCGAGCCCTATTTTCGTGGTGACCGTCCCCCGCGAAATGGTTGCCGGGTAGAATGTGCCCCAGGGCTTCCAGTTGAGCGGCGCCTGCCAGTTGGTCAACCACAGAGCTTGCGGATCTTCCGGGTAGCCGATCAGATAGAGATCCGCCGGAAAGATGGTTTGCCGCCGGGAAACCCAGTTGATGTAGGCGGAAGCGACATTGTTTCCCGCGCCATTGATTACGGCTCTCATGCAGCTTTCCTGCTCGCGGATTGCTCCAGGCGCTGGGCTGCAATTTCGCAGTAGCGGGCTTCGATCTCGATACCAACTGCCGGGATGCCGAGCTGATGCGCTGCGACCAGGGTTGATCCGCTGCCCATGTAGGGATCTAAAATCCCCTTCTTTGGCCGCGCCTTTTCAATGCAAAATCGCATCAGGCCCACTGGCTTTTGGGTGGGATGCTGCGCCGGTTCCTTACGGACGAATCCCTGCGCGGTCTCGGCATAAATGTAGATGCCGTATCCGCCCTTCATCCAGGCAATCTCGGCATCGGCGCGGAACGCCTTCCCACTTGCAAAGCGCTTGTCCCAGACGATCAGCCTGCCGGCCGGCAGACGATTGAAAAAGCAGTTAGCGCCAAACAGCGCGACTTTGGGGAAGTCAAGCCAGGGAGAGGGATCGAACGCCACGCCGTCGCCATGCACTGGCGGGTAGGTCTTACCCGGACACACGCTGCGCGCATTGACGAATCGCGTGTAATCGGTATCAAACCCGATGCCGTAGGGAGGGTCCGAAAGCAAGAGGTCAGCCCCCCCCCGCAACTCATCCACCAATTCCAGAGAGTCTCCGCAGTAAATTGTGATTCCATCCCGCTGATAAAACGGTTTCATTAAGTGTGGAGTCCGAGGGTAGCTTGCCGTGTGAGCCGCAGCATATGAGCGGCGTCTGCTTGTTGATTCGGTGGGGGAGTCGAGCCGTGATACTGGGGAGAGTAGTGCAGGGTGTAGTTGGTGTCTCCGCGTGTGCTCGATCCACCGCCGGAAAGGGCTTCCGTGATCTTTTTGTTGTCGGCTGCTGAGGAGATTCGCTCGCCCTGGTGAACTAAGGCAATGCCGGTGTTGGGAACGTAGCTCGTACCCTGCTCGAAGGCCGCGAGGCTGGCGTAACTTTCCGCGATCCCAAGCGCGGCCCCGGCCATGGCGGTTGCATATGGTAAATCGCCCGCGGAATCGGCAAGCGCAAATGTAAATTCCGTGGTGGCAGCGAGGCCTGCATAGCTCTGCGCCTGCGCCACATTCGAAGCCGTCATCGCCGCCGCCACCTGCGTCCCGAGGATCTTCTTTTTCAGGAAGCCTTCAAGTTCGAGCAGGTACTTTTTGGCTTCGTAGGTGATCGCCTGCTCTACCAGTTGGTTGTAGAGCTGCTGCATCGATTTTCCAAAGCTCTGCTGCCCGGTGAGAGCCTTGTTGATCGCTTGAGTGAAACCGTTATTGAAGGTGTTGAAGAACGAGTTCCACTCCTGCTGCTGCGCCTGGATAATCCTGGTCGTGTCCTGATACTGCTTCAGATCGGCCTGCTGCGTTAGTTGATTCCGTTTGTTCAGCTCGGCCTGATACGCGGCAGTGTCGCGCTTGTAAATCGCGACCATCTCATTTAGGCGCTTCTGCGCGGCGTCGACGGCCACAAGATCGCCAGACGTCGCGGCCGTGGCCATCTTGCTCAGCTCGGCTTGGTACTCGGAGGAATTCTGTTTATAGAACTCCACCAATTGCTTCAGGGTCTGATCTTCAGCGGCAATTCTCGCATCAGACTCCTGCTTGTCAATCTGCCGCATTGCTTCCATTTCGGCGACGCGTCCGGCGGTCGTTTGCGATGCGGGATTGAGTGCGGCTCCCCGCTCAACGACGGCGCGCTGCTGTTCGAGGCCGCCAACCTGAGTTTCCTCTTGCCCTTTGATTCGCAGGTTGGCAAGCTTTTGGGCCTGTTCTATAGCCTTCTGCTGCTCTTCGGCTATCCTTTTGATGGACTCTTTTACCAGGGCTTCGTTCTTTGAGTAGGTGCGCTGGACTCCCTGCCAGAACGCCGTAATTTCCTCGATGGTTCGCTTGCCCGACCCCACCCAGGTCTCGTACATTTCGTCTACCGAGGTTTTTAAGTTGCGCTGGGCTTCCGCCGCCGCTTCCCGAGTCACTACCGGAATCTGCTTCATTACGCGGTCGTAGGCCGCAACCGCTTCCTGCGCGCCACCGACGAGCGACTCAGCCAGCTTCTGCGCCTCATCCTGGAGGTAGGAAAGCTCTCCCGCCTTGCCGCCTGTCTCCTGCGCTGCGTTCGCTTCCTCGTTGATAATTTCGAGAAGCCGGGTAGCACCCTCCCGCGCGTCCTTCTCTCGCTGCGCGTAAGCCTGCCGGTCTATTTCCTGGTAGTCGCGCCCCAGTGCCCGCTTGATTTCTCGGACCCTATCGGAGTATTGCGATTCATCGGCCAGACGCTCCTGCCAGAACGTAATCTCTTCCTGCGTGGTGAGTTGATGGCTGGCCTTCAGGTCTGCGAGGGCTTCTTCATCGGCCTTGCGTATTCCCTCTTCGATGGCTCGCTCAGCGGCCTGAGCCTTGCGCGCGGCTTCCTGGGCCTTGGTGACTTCTTCAGCGTGGGCCTTCACTACATCGGCGTTGCCCGTGATGATCTGTTGGGCATATTCCTTCTGCCGCGCCTCCAGGTCAATTCGCAGGCCATTGTAGATGGCCCGCTGCGCGTCGAGCATCTTCGTTGCGACATTCTCGGTTTGCGGGCTCGCTGCGCCAAGGGATGCGGCAGGCGATCCGCCAAGCGCAACAGGCGGTGACTGGAAGGACTGCTTTACCTTCTGCGACTCTTCGTCGATAGCCTTGAGCTTCTGATTAATGAACTCCAGTTTTTCCCCGAGTTGGTAGGGTTCAACGCCGCCTCCAAAAGCCTTTTTTAGATCCTCCTGGACTTGGTGCGGAAGGTCCTTTAACTTCTTCTCAATCTCTTCGGTCTTGAGAATATTTGAGAGGTCGATGGGCTTGGCAGAAACGGCGGTCAATGCGTGCTGCGCGGCCTGAACGTACTTTCCTTCATCGCGAAGGCGCTTTTCAATCGACTTGTCTACCTCATCCCACACGCGCTGGGTGTCTTTGGCGAGACGCTCTCCGATGGCTGCAACTTCCTCTTCGATCTCCTTGAGCAGGACGAACCGGTCGTACAGTGCCTCTACTTTCCCCGCTACCTCGAATAGAACCTCGCCCAACGCCACAGCGGCGACGGCGGGAAATGCCGCTTCCAGGATCGTCCCAAGTGCGGCACTTTCGCCTGCGACGCGCCCGATAACGAAGGACATCGGGCCGCCGATCTCCTGGGTGAGTGCCCGCGCAGCTAGAGATGCTCTTTGCTTGCTGTAGGCCAGTTGATCCGAAGCGACGGCGTCTTCAAGGGATGCCGCAGCGTCCTTCCCGGCCGCTGCCGCAGACTCATTGAGGCTGGCAGACTCAGCTTGCGCAGCGGTCACCGCCAGATCCATCGACGCTTTGACTTGGGACTGGGCTAGCTGTGCGGTGAGCAGTTCCTGCTCGTAAGTCTTCAGCGCCGCTACTGCTTCGGTTACCCCGGCCCGCGCCGACTGCCCCATGTAGGCCGTGGCTTCGGCCATGTTTGCAGTGGCCTGCTTTACCGCCGCCGTGGCCTGGGCATATTGCGCCTTAAGGTCAGCGAGCAGTTCGTTGGTGATGGCCTTCGATTCGGATGAGCCAGCCTTCAGCCCGGACGTATCGACTTGCGTGCCTACGCGAATTGTTCCGTCATTATCGGGCATACGAATCTATTCGTTCGATCTTTCAGGCTGAGATGTCAGGGTTTGGATTAGCGGCCTGTCGGCGCGCTGCAAGGTCTGCGCGGATGAATTCCGGCAGGTGGGATGAGGGCAGTACGGCGCCGCCCATGGCTCGGGCAGCGACAATCTGCTCTTCGGTTGATTGAGACACTGCCCCGTGAGGCGGTTCCCAGCCGGCGAATGCGGCTACGATCTCAGGCATGGGAGGACAGATCTTTTCCCAGAATTCCCACTGCTCTATGGCTCGCGCAAACCTCACGCGGTTGACCGTGAGCCCGGAACAGAAGCCCGAATTGATCAGGCGGCCGCGGAGGTATTTGAAGTCGATCCCGCTGCCGCCCCGGCTTCCCCCGTCGCACTCTTGAGGCCGGCGAGTTTGACCACCGCTGCGTGGAGCGCATTGTAGGCCGGAAGGCGCAGCTTTGCGATACGAGCCGTGGTGGCGTCCCGGTTTTCGCGGTCCTTCGGTTCCAGCGCTTCCTCGATCGATTGGGCGATGGTTTCGGTGGTGGGATCGAACCCCCCGGCCGCTCTCGCCGCGCCCCCGCCAATGATCGCTTGCACCTGGCCAACTGAGAGTTGCCCGATGCGGAACGTCTGGTTGCCCACCTTGACGGTCTCGACATCGACGTCGACGCCGTCAATGGTGAGCGATTCTGTTTTGAGTATCTCTGCCTGCATTCAATGCCCCCTGAAAGTTTGAAAGCTGCCCTTTAACCGTTGGCAGCGTAGAAGTCGACAACCCGGCCATTGGCGCTTGCAAAATACTGCCCCTCGATATCGACCATCTTGTAGTCGGTGCGCTTGTAGGGGAACGTGACTTTGCCGATCTTGCAGGCGTAGAGATGGACGACTGAAGGCGAGCCGGATGCGTTCTGGGCTTTGGAATAATCTTCCACCGCGTACAGCTCGATTTGCGGGCTGTAGCCTTGCACCTGGTTGTTATTCTGATAAGTCGCGCCGGCCGTCGTGGTGTAGGAATAGCTGATGAGCACCGCGGCTGAGGCATCGGCGGAAAAGAAGGTGTAGACGCCGGTTGAGGCGTTGACGCTATACTGCCCGGCGGCCGTCACGCTATTCACCTTTTCGAGGTCTCCGAGGCCCGCGTACGTTACCCCGAGGTCAGCGACAAAGACGCCGGAAGCAGGAGGCG